TGAGCCAAAATATCTGGGTTATCAGTTATTGATGAGTTGTAATGAAGGCTTGATGTTTTTAATGCTCCAGCTCTTTGAGTAGGTGTTTGACCTTTCAGGCTTAAAGCAGATTCTTTTACTTTTGATAGTAGTGACATAATGTTTATTTTAAATATAAATAGTTATTAATTGCTTAGTTTAGAATTTAGTACGAGTGTTTCTCCGACTTTTGCTCCATCAAGGTAAACATCTCCTCCAGAACCGACTATTCTAATTAGTTCTTCTAGGAGTTTTTCTACGTTCCCTCCTAACTTAGTACCTCCCGCCATCGTTAGAGTATCTTCACCTAAAGGCTTTAAAGTAAAATCCCCTACAGTTCCTTCTGTTGCTTGTCCTGTTGAAGCAGTACTTCTAGATTTAGCTAGCGATAAGTCTCTCACTGCTGATGCTGCATCTATTGCTACAGATACTCCTGTACCAATACCGGGTATAATGCTGGCTGCACCAGATGCTAATTCCATTGCTGCTCCTACATAATCTCCTTTTGCTGCTCTTGATATTGCAAATCCAATTCCGGCTAATGCTCCTATAATAGGAATTTTCTTTATTAAACTCCTTCCTACAGCTTTTGCTCCTATTTTAGCACCAGCTTTAGCTAATCCTTTTCCTGCAATACCTTTTGTAGTTTTAGCAGCGACGTCTGCAACTTTTGCTGATTTTCCTCCCAAGGTTAAAGCTGACTTTAGTCCTTTTGCTCCTTTAATTAACTTAGAAAAAGTTTTTGCAAGACCTTTAAACTTCCCAAATAGACTAAGACCTCCTATTGCTGCTATAGTACCTAATGCTACTCCAGCGTACTGTGAAATGCTTTCGAAGACTTTTGCTATTCTTTCTAACGGATCTCCCAAAGCCATAACGGATTCTTTCATTTGTTTTTGAAGTTCTAGCTGAGCTTCTGCCATTGACTGGTTATCTAACTGTCTCATCAGCTCATCATTTCCAGCTTGTTCGGTAAGCTTAGCCATAGCAGCTGTCTTTTCTACTCCATCTTTCATTAAAGATACTTCTTTGTACCTATTCTTTACTGCTGCATCTAAACCTTTACTTTGGTCCCCTCCTAATTCTGTAATAGCTTTTTGTGACATTAGTGACTTTGCTACTTCTTCTCTAGACATTCCCATTGCCTTAGCAAGAGATTCCTGCTGTATAACGTTAAGATTACCAAATTCTTCTGCTGAACCTAGATTTTTAGCTAGCTCTGCTGCTAATGCTGCCTGATCTCCTGATAATGCTGCTGCTCTAGCTTTATCTAAATTCAGGTCTTTACCTAGTAGTAATTCTGCTTCCATTTCAGCTGCAATACTGGATTCAAAGTTTAATAGGTTAGCACCGGCGCTGTTTAATGTACTGAAGCTTAATCCTAACTTTCTAGCTTGATAAGCTGCTTTAGCAATACCTCCTGGGAATTTAGAAGTTGTTAACTGTGTAGCTGCCGAAGCTCCTGCTACATCTTGCATTATATCTTGATACTTTATTGCTGTTTTATTGTTAATGTTTTGGAATTTAACCTGGCCTATGATACCCTCTGTAACACCTTTCAGCTCTTTTCCGGTTGCAGCGGAGAACTTTGCTAGGTTACCAGCTTCTTCGGAACTTAGACCAAGTCTGTTGGTCATTGTTGCAATAGTCTGAAGAGTGTCGTTAGATAAATCTGCTTGAATACCAAATTGACTTGATATATCTTTATTTGCTTTTAATATATCTGCACCGACTAACCCTTTTAATGTAACTCCAAGTTTATTGAATCTGACATTTAGCTGAAATGCCTCTTCTCGAGACATATTTAAGTTTCTTGAGAGGTCGGTAATTCTTTCATTACCTTCTTTAAGTCCTCCATATATGGTTGCTCCTGCAAATACAGCAGCGGCTTTCAGACCTGCTTTTGCTATTTGTTTAAATCCAGCAACAGTAACATTTTTACCTTCTACACCTGCTTTTCTTGCTTCATCTGCTCCGTTTTTAAAATCAGTAAACAGTTTACCAATAACTGGTATATCTTTAGTAAAGTCATTTAACGTATCAAAAAATTTAGTACTCTTGTTAAGCTTTGTATTAGTTTGCTCAATCTTATCAAAAGTCTTTAGTAAAACTTTTGCATTATCAAGGGATCCCCCTAAAGCTTCAGCTGATTTTTCAAGAGCTCTCTGGTTTTGTCCCGTAGCATTTGCTGCTTTCTCCATCAAAACAGCTATTTTTGATTCTATTGCTTGAATAGAACCTTTTACAGCTGCTTGTTTCCTAAGTAGAGCGTTTGTTTTTTTCTTGTCTTTTAAATCATCTGCTGTAAATTTAGATATATCAGAAGCATACTTACTTACTTGCTTAGTTAAGTTTTGTGCTGATTTAATTTCACCTGCAAAATCTTTAGATCCTTTTGCTATGTTACCTATATGTGTAGAGAGACTAATTAGATGTTGACCTGCCTCTTCAGCTTCTTTAGAAAAGATTTTAACTTGTTCCGAAGCAGATCCCATGCTACTAGCTAAATCTTTAGCTTTGTTTGGATCCGGTATGCTATTATTTTTATCTTCAGCCATCTATAAGGTGTATTATATAGTATAAATAGCAAAGGCCTCTTTTAGTTAGAAGCCTTTGTTGAGTAATTGGGTTTTATGTTAGGTTTTGCAATTTGAGGTGTTGATTTAGTTGGTGCGGGTGGAGCGGCTTCATTAGCTTGTTCAAAATGTTCTTTAATTTTATTGAACGTAAACTTCCTTAACCAGATTGGCATATTATATACTGTATCCCAGTCATACCCGCCGTTACCATTAAACACAATTTCGTGTATAGCTGTAAATAAATTTAACCTATACGCCTGTGTCAGGCCAAAAAAAGTTTAGCCCTATGGGCAAATCAACTTCCTCCTCTCCGCCATCGTCATCCGATAGCATAAATTTCATGTTAACATCGCAATTTACTTTTGCATACTCTTTTCTTAAAGCTCTAGCATCTTTTGCTAAGAGGTAAGTATCGACGAATGATCTAATATCTTTTTGTTCTGTTTGTCCGTTTATAGAAGTTATAATCCTCTTTAGTCTTGTAGTGACTTCTGGGGATGCATTTTTATTAAGCTTTTTTAGGCCTTCTAATTCTCTTTCTATATTTTTTTCATCACTATGATTCAATAATTTAAATGTAACAACATTACCTGTAGACGGTAAAGGGAAAGTAAATTCATTTTTACCTTCTGTTACTGCTTTTTCATCTAAATACTTAAGTTCCAATGTAGATAAGTCTACTACTTGTGGTCCTCCGTAGTTAAATTCATAATCTTTACCGTAGGATAGTATTCTAGCTGCAAACATAATTGCATTTTTGTCTCCTACTAGTAGCTGATTATAGTCTACTCCCTCTGTAATAATAAGAGATTTTAGTAGCCTGTCTATTACTGTTCCGTTTTTAATGTAGTTCTGATTGGTTAAGATGTCTTCTTCTTTTGCAGTCATATACTTCATTTCGATTACTCCTTTCGCAAGGGGAGTATCTTTAGGGTACAGCAAGCCTTTAGAAGGTAGTTCTACTGTTTCAGTAGGCACTTTAAATTGTGATTCCATAAATTTTATTTTATTATAACTTATTCTATATATAAATATACGAATAAAATACTTTATAGACAACAAAAAACCCGGAAAAGATCCGGGTTAATTTAATATAATTGAAGTAGGTGTGTATTAGTAGTTCAATACGCAGTAATCCATTGCTACTGTAATACTGATTTCAACAGCTTCGTCTGATGTCCAATCATATTGACCGAAATCTCCGTTTGTTAATATAGCACCCTTAACGATCCATTCTCCTACAATGTCTCCAACTGGTCCTAATATGTTTAATGTTAAATCTTTCTTATAGAAATCTGAATAACCTGCTCTACCTGTTACTGATTCGTAACCCTGTCTAGCCCATTCCATTACTGCTTGTGCTCCGGAAGGTGTTATTGGATCGTATAATGTCATGGTCATATCGTCCCATTCTCTTTTCCCTCTAATTTTTCTATATGAATTGATGTGGTCTAGTTTGATTACGTTATCCGTAAAGGTAGGAGCCTTTACATTCTTTACCATGAAGGAAGGAATGCCGTCGATAAGCATAACAAATCTATTCTGTACCTTTGGTTCAAAGGCCTTGAACATTATTTCGTTTGGATCTAATACTGCCATGTTGTATTTACTTTATTATAAATATTGTTAATTAAAATTTATCCGTTAAATGTTGCTCCAGTAGGCTCAACTGTAAAGTCTAATACTATAAATTCTGCCGTTTTAGCTGGCTGAATAAAGATTTGACCTATTAGTTGGTTTCTGTCTACGACATCTGCGGTGTTGTTTGTGTCATCCATTACTACTCTATAAGTATAAAGACCTTGTCTCTGTACCACTGATTCTAAGTAAGGATTAACCACTGATAGGAATCTATTTCTAGTTGCTACAGTATTTTGTTCAAATACTAAAGTTCTAGCTTGATCTCCTAAGAATTTCTTAAGTTCAATTAATAGCCTTCTAACATTTACCCTGTCTAAAGCTGAAGCTTTAGTCTGTAAAGTTTTTTGTCCAAATACTGCAATTCCTTGTCCAGGGAAAGTAGCGATTGGATTAACTTTTCCATCATACAATAAGTCTCGTTGACCTCTTGTTAATTTTTGTTCTGCTTGAACAACTCCTACGATACCACCTCTTACTAATCCTGCTGGTGCAAACCATGGTGCTGAACTATTATCTGTAAATGCATATACTCCTGGTATAACACATGAAGCTGGAACGAATACGTTTCTTCCTGTAGCTGATACTACTTGTACCCAAGGCCAGTATGAAGAAGCGTACGAACTGTTAAGTGATGTAGCTGTTGACGTAACGTTACTTACTGTTGCTGCGTAAAGTTCTAAGTCTACTACGGCGATACAGTCACCTCTAGATTCTGCTAGGGTAATAACACTATTTAATGTTCCTGCTTGATCTGCATTTTTGTAAAGTAGACCAGGTGTAGAGATAATATTAAATATGTATTCGTCTTTATTATTTAAGATTGAAATTGCATCAGTATAATTACCTGATGTTAAACCTTGTGCGTTTGTATTCGATATAGATGTAAAGTAGTTAGCTGCAGCTGTTGCATTAACTCCTGTTGCACCATGAAAAGATCCTGATTCTACTTTTGGTAGAGATCCTGAATAAGAATTACCTGCTAAATCGTTCGCTACAGATACTCCATCGTTAGATAAGTACCCAGTTGTTTGAGCATTTACTGCTCCAACATATATGTAGTTTGATTTGTTAACATAATCTCCAAATGACTTAACATATGTTTTAGTTCCATCTGTTGCTTTAGTCTTGTATTGGGTACCAATTATATTTTCAATATAGTTAGAAGAATCCGGGTCTAAAGAGATATTGTTAAATGTTTCTAATACTACTTTATTATTATGACTATCGTCACCTCTTCTTACTAATAGAGTAAAAGTACCTTTCTTATTGTCTCTGTTTTGTATTTCCCATCTGATGTTATCTGCAGATCCTGATACTAGAACTCCACCGCTATTAGCGATTTCGACTCCTGCTACAGAAACTCCTGTTGAACCATTAAAGATTGCTCCTTTGCCTAATGATTTAATTACGAAAGGTTGTACACTGCCGTTAGCTGATGATGAAATGTGCGTTGATGTCGAAGGAGTAAATGATCCTGTTACTACTCTGGTTACTAATACTGAACCGCCTCCTTGTTGGAAGTAGTTTTTAACTCCAATAGAAGTTAAATATTCTTGTTTAGTAGAACCTGATGTAAATGTTTCTCCAAACTTTCTAACGTACTCATTATATGTAGTAACTATAGTTGGTTCTTCTACCGGCCCTTTTACAGTTGGTCCGACGATTGCAGCTCCAGCTTCTACCGGAGATGGTTGGATAAACGAAATATCATTTTCTCTCGCAAAAGCACCTGGTGAGATGATTGATTCTGCCATGTTGATCTATTTTATTTTAAGTTTATTATAAATATCATTCAGGAATGTAAAACAGAACCGAAATTATAGTTTTACTTCTCCCATATAAATAGGAAAGGAGGATGTAAAACCCTCCTTCCTTTTAAGTATGTAAAAAATCTTTTACTAAACTTCTTCTACCGCTACAGGCTCTTCATCAGTTTCTACTGCTGATTCTGGTGCTGGAATGAATTCTCCTTCTTTAAGGTCAATAGAACCAATTCCGTATTTCTCTTCTAATTCCTTAACCATATCAGTTTCAGATTGTCTGAGTTCTCCTAGGAAGGTTTCTGCTGAAGCCTTTCTTTCTACTAGTTGGATCTCGTTTAAAGAGATAGAACCTAATTCTTGGACCAGTGCAGCATTCTTCTGCTGTAGTTCCTGTAACTTGTCAAGCTCTTCTTGAGCTAACTTTTGATTTGCCATAAGTGTAAATTTAATTAATCGATTATTATTATATTAATATAAGTATAAATATCGTAGGAAACAACTAATAGTTAAAAAACTTTGTTTCACTAACAGGGTTAATTTCTAATGCTAAGCTTGCAGACATAAGACCTTTGATATATTCTATTGGATTCGGGTATGGTGAGGTGTTTTTGATAGATTCTGTTACCCATCCTACTACTGTACCTTCACTTAATGAATCAAAAGATGAGAAATTACTTAAGTCTGTGACGTTCATCTCGATTCGTTCAAGATGTCTACGGTTGTACACTACTTCGTCAACTGTATCTGACGCTACTAATTCACATCTAATCGCATGTATAACGTCATTTTCAACGTTAGCAGGGGTTTGTGCGTCTGATGATGTAGGGAATGTCTCTGCGTCTAAAAGATTCCATGTATAGGTAATTGCCATAATCTAATTGTTTATATGTTATAAATAGTCTAAGATTTAAGTAAATGTATTGTTGCCCAGTTCTCTACTACCTTACCATTAGGTAGTTTTCTATTACCGAATGTGATTTTATCTACAGGTATGTCTGCGTATACTCTGCATTCTTTAACCTGCTTAGTGTACCTACCTTTTTCACGTTTACTGTACTTATAATCAAAGTCTTCTTTAGTACTGCTCCTTAATGATTCTCCATCGTTACCTATTGTTCGTATAGTATCCAGTAACCTTTGTGTTACTGCCTGTGTTACAGGTCCAGAATTCTGTATAATCATTGAATACGTAGGTGAATACACCTTTAAATCAAGACTCTCTAAAAGTACATCTGCAGGAAATTTAATAGGGAGTGCTTGTTCCATAATCTTTGTAGCTCCTTTCCTACTTACCTGGTAAGCGTGTGCTCCGTAATAGTCAATATTCAGTTCAGTATGGTTAAGGAATTCTGAGTATTTACCGGTATGTGCTATTTCTTTTTCATCCGCATGGTTTGAACGTCCCCAGTATATTATATCGTAGTCTGATTTTTTTACATCTTTAGTAATATTTAAAAGCTCCTTATTGTATATATACTTGTAAAACTTTTTAGTAAAACGGGCATCATCCTCTAATATTAAACACGATTCATAGTCAGAGGATAAAAAAGTGTTATATGCTTTTTGATGAGTTAAAGCAGTAGCTATGATATTCTTTGTTAAGAGTCCTACTGGATCTGTAAATACAGGGAATAGTGTCTTACTCTGAATCATATCAGCGATTGATGGAAGGACATCTCCAGTTACTGCTTTAATAACTTTAAAGTTTAGTCCCGGTATAAATTCTAATTCTTTTAGCAGTGACTCTTTTCGTTCTATATCCTGAGTTCTGTTTAATATGTATATAATGTCTACTCCTAAGTTTTTCATCTACTAATAATATGTTTATTAAGTTTGCTTTCTAAATACTCTATGCTCATTAATCTAGATGCTTTAATACATCGGTAGAGGTACGATATGGATTGATTATAATTCCAACCCTCTCTGTTATCTAATATACTCCTCTTTTCGACGCCGTAATGTTTATAAGATAAGAAACTTTCTTCTAACTCCCAAATGCCATTGTTATTTTTTTCATTTAAAAATTTAATTTTTTCACAAGAGTAGATATTTTTGTTAAGAGTTTGATGTTGTACCTTATCCTGTATTAACATCTCTTTTAATTGGTATTGTTCACAAGCAGTTAAGTACCCTGTATTTACATTGTTGCCTAGGAGTGCTGTGAACTCTGTTAAGTTTCTAATTACTTGAGTACCGTATTCTGCAGCAAATGCTGGATCAGGTAAATATAAAAAGCTAACATTAGCTGCTTTATCTTGTAAGAACTTGATTGGTTGTGTAAGTTTCTTATTGTATACGTCTTCTGAATGTATATACCAAGAACTCATATCTTCATCGTAGCTATATACTACGCTTTCTTTTAAATGTTCGTCTATATTCTTAAAAATTAAAAAATCATGGTCCATCATAACCATAGGTTCTGTAGTTTGTGATATAACTTTTGGTTTACATCCTGCCCAGAGAACTTCTCTATTGATATTATCGTTATAACGTAAAGGTTTAACTTCATGCCATAAGTATAAAATCTCTAACTTTGAAAATTTGTCATAGGTTAAATTATCTACATATAGAATCGTATTATGTTCTGGATGATACTTTCTCCAGAGGGATACTGATGCTATTAATAATGTGATGTTTAATTTACTGTAGAATGTATCATAACCGGTTACATTTTCATATACCCATTTTACCTGCATACTTTATTTTTATATTTCTAATATACTACCTGAAGGGATTTGTTCTGCTATAGAGTTTTTAAGATGTTCATAGCATTGAGATAATATACTCCCTGATCTGGATAGATCTAATGGATGTCTTTCTTCTATTGATTGACTAATTACACTAAACTCTTGCCATTTCATTATTTCTTGAGTAACTATTTCATTCCCGTCGTCGTCAAAATCTGTTACTTCGATTGATGCTGATTGCAGTGCTATTCCGTAATGGTCTACTGATACATTTTGTAAAGCACCAGATAAGGGTAGAACCATAATATCGTTTAATTCAAAATCAGAACTAAAACTCCCAGATTCAAAACTCATACTCGTATGGGGAATTGGCAGCATAGAAGTTGGTAGATCATCTCCGAAGTACCTAATACGTGAAATATCAGCTTCAGTCTCATTCTTAAACAACATAGGGTTGTATTCAACTAACCCGGCATACGGCATATACTTAATATACTCTATTCTTATGTAAGAGCTAGTTGTTGCTCCTGCTAATGTACTAAGTGTTCCGTCTAGTGTTATTGCCATTGTCTGTTATTTTATATAAATATAAGAAAAAATATTCTAAAAAGCAAATCTAGCTACATTATATTCCGAATCTTGATTTTTGTGCATTATAATTTTGTAATGATTCTGCTGCAGTAAGAGTTCTATTGTATATTTGAATTATTGCAATATCTCCACTTCCAAATGTATAACTACCATATTGATTAAATTTACTAGAATCTGTCTGATTCATGTTTACATTTTTAAATTCTAACATTATCCATGCACCTGTTCTTATAAAATCATATAGGTTTGCTCTTGAAACAGTATTCATAAATATAGTAGGTGAACCATATTGACTGCAATAAAATTTATTACCTACTCTATATGCTCCTAAATAATTTTGGCTATTATCGTCACTCCAAAAAAGAGCTTGTTCATCAGTTGTTCTAATCCAAAATACAAACGTACACGTTGTTGCACTTGTAATGTTATTAGTGTTACTCATACCTCCGTTAGCCATATCAAACCATCCGCCTGCATTATGTGTAAGCCCTGATGAATCTATAGTCATATCATGACTGTTTACACTTAAATCTGACCAAGTTGATCCTGAGCCAGGATATGATCTAGTGCTAGCTGCATCTAAGGATAATACTAATCCATCTGTTACTATGTGTGGCCCTGTATACATTATGTTCTAGTTTTATATGCGTTATAGTTTCTTTTTACTTCTGAGCTTGTTAGCCCTCTGTTGTAGATTTTAAATAAAGATATATTACCGTATAAACCATACCCTCCGGTATTAAATGATCCAATGTATAATGTACCTTCATCGGTTATATTGTAACCTGTGGTTGTTCCAGTCATTGTACCTGCTACTCCGTTTATATATATTTGTAATGTACCGTTAGTATATGTAGCTACTATATGGTTATATTTATTCTGTATTAATGGAGTGGTTGTACCTACTCCCCCTCCGTGCATATATACATTATATCCATTACTATTTAAATAAGCATCTAATGAAGTAGTATTATTAACAACACACCAGAGTCTATTATTCCCAGAAGAAGCGGTTGGTTTAAGTACCATCTCTACAGAACCGTTTTGACCGAATGCGGTGTTGCTTGAACCAGCTATAGTAAAGTAGTCGTCTGTACCGTCATATATAAATGCTCCTGATTTACCCTCTAATGGAAGGTGTATATTCATTTTAGCATATGCACTACTTAAATTCTCTCTAAGATAATGTTGGGTGTGGGGTTTTCCTATTTTACCTAAAAGCACGTACTCTGGTCTTGCTACACCTATAGCACTACTAGGAAGCCCAAGTGATTGTAGTATCGCTACTGTTGTGGAGTTATTAGTATTATTTTCTGCTGCATGTGAACCTACAATTACATGTAGAGCGTCTGGATATTCTGAATTAATAGCATTAAAATCCGTTTGAAACTTTAAATGCTGGGTTGGTTCACCATCATAGGTATCGTAACAGTGACCTGATATTCTTTCTCCGTTAAAGTACGATGAAGCTAACCAAGTCTGTGAATTTTCTAGATACACAAAGTACCCTAAATCCCTGGACATATTATATACTTTACCGCTAGTAGTATCGTTATACCCTGATGTTATTCCTTGTCGGCTTGCAGGGGAGTAGCTACTTTCAGGGTAAGTTATTCCTATCATTGTAAATGGATTACCTCCTGTGGTAGTGGCCATCGTCCCTATGATATGTTCATTTCCAGTTACAAGGTCTCTAATAGTCCTATCTCCAGAAACATTAAAATTCCCAAATCCTCTTATATTAGAATATGGGTCAAGGGCAAATATTAATCCGGCTCTTACTATGTTCGGTCCTGTTACTGTACTCATTAGTTTATATTTTTTTCTACTTCAATTATGTTCCAACAATCTAAAGCTATCATTTGAGCTTCGTACCCATCTAAAAAATCATCATCAAATGTGTCATCATAGTATTCATTGCCGCTATGCCATATTGTGTTACCGTGTAAATCCTCAACTCTACGAGTACAAACGTTACTGTCTATACTAAGTATTAGTTTCATTTCTTTTAATTGTGTAGCCATGATTTTTTATTTTATATAGATTGCTCCATAAGCGTGATAATCTGTGGTTGAACTATTATAGTACGGCGCATCACTATACCCTCCTCCAGCAAAGTAGTTACCGGTCCAGCAAGATGAATACCACCAAGGGTTATTGTTATAGTAAGTTGAACAGTTTCCGCTGTTTGTATCTTGATCTTTATCAAATGTAGTTAAGTTGTTTTGACTAGTAGCATGAGAGTACAATCCTGGTGTAGTACCTCCTACCTGGTTTACTACATTTGCTGCTCCTTCAAAAGCGTATTCGCTGTTAAATCCGGTTGCTGTCCAAAAAGATCTTTTAGTATGTGAACTTGTAGCATTTAGTGTAACTATAGATCCTGCTACAAATTGAGTAATACTCATTACATTAGCCGTTTTTCTTCCAGCTAATTCTAGCCAATATCTACACCCTACCCAGGCGTTGACATTAGTTAAACCCAAATTTTTTATTTGTCTTTTACCTGTTACTAGGGTGTTAGTAGCATCATCTGTTCCGTCCGTTCTATAGTTAACACTATTTACAGCATCTAGGTACTTAAGGTTATTCATACCGGAAGTATATCCCCTATTTGCTAGTACCATTATCCACCCTCCTCCATCGTAGTCTTGATCAACGTATACAATTACAGGACCATGAGTTGTTTGTATCTTGTAAAATCCGGATGGTCCTTTAATATCAGCTGCGCTGTTGTATACTGGTCCTCTGTGTATTCCCATTATGCATTTTTTTGTAACTTATTAACAGTAGATTTTAACTCATCTATCTGTACTTGTTGTTCTTTCATTGCTTCAATAAGTACAGCAGTAAGTTTTTGATAGTCTACTGCTTTATAACCTGATTTTCTAGTTGTTACTAGTTCTGGTAATACTTCTTCAACTTCTTGTGCAATGACTCCTATGTCAGATCCTTCTTTATATTGGAATTTTGTATCTTGTTCTTCTTTAGTAAGCTTAATCCAATCAAAAGTAACTCCATTAAGTTTATTAATTTTTTCTAATGAGTTTTCTATAGGTTTAATATTCTCTTTTAATCTACTATCAGATGATAAGAATGCTGTTATATCTCCTTCAGCTGATATAGCACCTCCTACTACAAGGTTTTGTGCAGTAGTTCTAGATGGTTCACCTATATAGTAAGTTCCAGCTGCGGTTCCTCCATCTAACATCATCGAACCGTAATATAGTCCAAACTTACCTGATCCGTAACTATTTTGTACTGTATAACCTCCATTAGTCCACATACCGTTACCAATTGCAGAAGTTGTACTACCATTTTCTAGTATTAACATCTGATGTCCAAGTCCGGCTTTGGATTGTCCATTTATGTTTGTATGAGTAAACGCTAAACCATATAAATTACCAGAGCCTGAACCATCATCAGTAAGGTTGTATGCGGCACCCATTGACCAAATATGTTGATATCTTGTTGATGAATATAAACCATATACACCACGTCCGTAGTTGTTAGCTATTAATGCTTTTTGAGTACCCATTGTAAGAGTACCTGTGAATGAGTCGGCTGCATCTGATCTTAAGTAAGATGCTCCTTCAACACCATCTAATTTATCAGCATCTAATCCTGATGAAGCACCATCATTACGGTCAGACCATTGTTTTGCCCATGCAGTAAAGGTTCCATCGTTATTTCCAGTTCCTCCTGAGTATGTTCTGGTAAAAAGATTCTCATTGTAGTACGACATTGATTGTTGAAAACCATGGTCGTTACCGTTATTACTATGTCTAACGTTTAGCATATTATGCCAGCTAGATCCGGGCATATTTGAAGCAGTGTCCGATTGATAGAAACCAGATGGTAGTGAGTTGTTAAAGTTACTAATGCCGGTAATTCGATTAACACCTGCTAATCCTGTTGAGGCTTGACTGTGAAAGTAGTTTGATGCTTGTCCTCCAAATGTAGTTGTTGTTGCTGCTGTTGAAGCATGAGAGGCACTTGTTGCTGTTGTTGCATTTCCTGATAATGCTCCAAAAAATGTTCCTGCTTGTACTGAAGCGTTATTAGTTGATCCATCTGAGTCGAAATGGAATCTATTAGCGCTATCAGTGAACCTAATAAAGTCGTCATTACCGAACCTTATTTTATTAGATGAACCTACAACAGGAGTGTTTATTGTTGCTGTCCCGTCTATTCCTACTGATCCATCAAATGAAGATGTACCACTTGCATTTACACTAAATATAGGTATACCTGATATATCTGATATATTTAATAGGTCTCCGGTTAAGTCATCTGTTACAGAGAATAATTGTCCTTGAGAACCTTGAATATCTACTATTGTTGAACCAGATCCGTAAACATCTAGTTTAGCACTAGGACTGGATGTACCAATTCCTACATTACCTGTAGATCCTTCAAAAGTTACTTTAGCATTTGAAGGAGCGTGTATGTTTGTTGATTGAGCTTGCCAGTGAAAATTAAGACTACTACCTTTAGCTGGTCCATCTGGAGATATTGACCATACATTATATGCTGAAGTACTAGGTCCTTGTACAAATACAAGACCATATTCTGGATGAGCAGCATCGTTATAGGTAGAGGCTAACATCATACCTGTTAAAGTACCATGATTACTTATACCTACTCTACCGTTGGTATACATACCGTTAGCTCCTGTAAACGTATTTGAACCTACTTGTAATTTATTAAAAGCACTAGCTATTCCAATACCAACATTTCGAGTTGACTTATCTACAAAGATTCCAGTCTGACCACCTGATTGTATTATTGTGTTTGTTCCAGATTCTCCACCAAAATACATTGCGCCAGAATTATATCCTGCGTTTCCTTTAGTAACTCCTTGAGCTTTAAAAACATTCATAGCACCATAAGAGGAGCTTGTTGTGTCAAAAATAGCTGTAGTTGGAACTGTAGATACTACATGTAATCTAGCACCAGGGGTGGCCGTACCAATACCAACTTTTCCGGTACTTTTAAGCACCATGTTTGTAACATGGAGAGGACCTGCTTTTGTGTAGAGGTGCAAATCTCCTGTTGCCCAGCCTCCGTTTACTCCAGCTGTTTTTTGTGCTGCTATTCCAGCGATTGATACAGTATTACCGGCACTTGGTGTTTCTCTGGTAGCAAAAGATAATTTTGACCAAGTACTATCAGTACCGTTTATATTAAATATTGATAGTCCAAGTGTTGCTTGATCTATAGCTCCGGTTGCACTACTATCGTTTCTTATAATTACTCTAGGTTCATGTAAATATGCGCTTGAACCATTTACATACCCATCATAAATCTGTTCACCGTTTCCAGTACTTGTATCAAGACCAACTTTAAGAGTAGTAGTTTGTGTACGACCATCGACACGTAGACGGTGATCATTTGATATAATACCTACTCCTAGGTTACCATTTTCAGAAAGTTCCATTTTAACGTTCGACCAGTCTGCTGAACCAGATCTACTAGTGTACCAGTAATGAGAGTGATGTTCAGTAGCAACTGCTCCTATTGTTCTCCAGTGACCGGAATAGTAATGTAGATCGTTACCGTATGATCTAAGCATTCCTCCATATGCACCTATAACTCCTAATTCTAAACTTGCATAGTTAGATGTACCACCAATTCGTAAAGCCATTTTACCATTTGATCCACCGGTACCTATATTAATATTAAGAGGTCCTGCTGGTGCATTTGTTCCAATACCGACTTTTCCGGATTGTACAACCATTGTTGTGCCTCCGCTAATACCTAAATTTATATTTCCTTGGTATGAGGTAATAAGCATAGGGTGAGATGAGCCTGCTTCTATTCTAGCAGTAGCACTATCCCAGTACCCAATTGCCATATTTTCATTAGCTGTGCCTGTAGCTATTAAATATCTTCTGTTTGTTCTTATATCACCAATAACATCTAACTTTTCACCAGGAGCAACTGTTCCAATACCGACTTTACCGTCTCCTGTAATGTTCATTAGATTATCTGATCCCCAATGTCCAAAAGTTAATACGTTTGTATTACTAGCATCTGCTGCCCATTTATACCCTATATAACCTGAGTTCTTGGTAGTTCCTGATTTTCCTACTACTAATATGTGGTTCTGATTTGCAGCGTTATTAGCTGCGAAAGCTTCTAACGAATGGATGAATGTTGAAGAGCTTGGATTATCTATCGACAGTGTTGCAGCGTTAGCAAGACCGGTTGCAGTCATTGCTACTGGTAGTTCAAATTTACCACCTTTTCTTGCATCAGTAACATTATATACTGAAGTGCTTGCTAGATACCAGGTAAATGTACTAGATCCTCCAGATACGTAAACATGCCCTCCACCGTTAAATGTACCGCTGTCTCCACAATGTGAAACCCTAGCATACCACTCCCATTTACCTGTTCCTGCAGTATTTGTTAACCAGTAAGATGTATTATTACTTCCTTGAGCATTTTCTGCAATTACAAGAGATCTACCTGTACCTAGTTTAGCTTGAAATATCTGTACAAACGTTTGATTATCTTGTGATGGAATAGTGTTAATAAATCCTCCGTGACCTGGTGAGGTAGCGGCACCGTTGTGTACTATTTTTAGGACAATTCCTGAACTGTTTGGTGCAGATGCTCCTAAAGTTGTACTGTCTGCTTCTCTAGTTATTACTACTCCTGCTCCACCGGAATTATTATACACTCCAGTGCCGTTAGAACCTACACGAAACTCTTCATCTCCGTAGAGCCTACGTCCACTGTTTCTTACTGAAGTTACAATTGGATTCCAAGGACCTCTTTCAGTAGAATTACTTGGTAAATCTAGTACCAGTTTGCCGTCTACTATTAAAGAACCTAAAGTTACAGCATTTGCAGTTGCTGCAGTATTTGCAAAAATTGCGTGGGAAGCACTTGTTGCATTAGTCGCAGTTCCAGTTAAAGCTCCTGTGAAGGTAGTAGCAGTAAGATTTCCAGCTGCAGTAAGAGTGGCTTTGATATTCCCATTTATAATAAAAGATAATGGATGATTACTCATTGTACCCACTTTACCAGCTGCGTGTCCGGTGTGAGAGTACATTGAGGTAATGATACCGTCACTAACAGACTTAACATCTAGTCTAGCGTGAGAAGATCCTGCTACATTTACTCTTCCGTTCCAACCTCCATCATTACTAACACTAGCATACCCATTTCCAAATTCATTATATGAGTTAGAAAAAGAATTAACTCCAGATGCTAAGTTGTTTGATGCAAGTCTGAGAAATTCTGTTGAATCTAAATTGTCTAGTTTATCTGCATTAGTTGCTGTAGCTGCGTTACCGGTAATATTGCTATCAGTAAACGCTACAGTTTTCCAGACTTGAGTAGTATTAATTGCAGTATTAGCAAATTTTCTATAATACAAGTTTCCGTTAGAACTAAAACCTAATTGACTGTAATAATTACCTGGGTGCCTGCTTAGAGTAAGAATTGAATTTGCGTTATCGGTTGCTGCAAAAAGACCTGTTGTAGTTGAATTAAGAGCATATGGATAAGCTACTGTTCCATCACCACGTTGAGTTGTTATTCCACTACCATCATTTCGTAATAAAAATGCTCCAGTTGCATTACCAGTAAGCGCTCCTGTAAAAGTAGTTGCAGATACTCCAGCTGTAAATTGAGCAGATTGATTATTAGCTATAGTCAACGCTAAAGTTCCTCCTTGACCACCATGTGCTTCACCTGTCGTGGTACCGTTAGTATAGAACTTTATAGGATCTGTTGAGTTAATTCTCATGTTGTTATCACCTACACTTATAGAAGAAACTGTTCCGTCTGATTCACCTATTCGTATTGTAGCTACATCATTTGTTTCTATTACTACTGTATCATATCTAATTTTTCCTATAGGACTTGCTCCTTTAGATATTCTTACTAGAGGTCCTAGATCTGCTCCTGTTGATCCGTTAGCTATTAAATCTTGAACATGTAATTTAGCAGTTGGTACTGCTATACCCATTCCCACTAAACTTCCTGTGACTACAAGGGCGTTAGTATTATAATCACCCAATGTAACAGTTGAATCAGATTCTACCTCTAGTAAAGGTGTACCCGATATGTCACTAACTGAGAATAAAGAACCTGATAGGGAATCTGTTATTGAGAATAATTGACCTTGAGATCCGTTAACTTCAAAGACTGTAGAACCAGATCCATATACTTCTAATTTAGCTGATGGTGATATTGTTCCGATTCCTACATTTCCGGAAGAACCTTTAATTGTCATTCTAGTCTGCAGAGTCCCTGAACCGTTATTAGTGTTCTTAAAGTATATGTCACTATATACTCCGTTATTTCCTGCAAAGTGGTTAGCAATATCTAATGTAGCATTACCTGTACTGTATAGGAATGTTCCTTTTAAAGTAGCATGTGTAAGATACTTTGCTTCGAAACCAATTTGCTGTCCATCAGCTGTTGAATTGGCAGATATTCTAGAATTAGCTCTGTGTACAGAAAGAGTTGAAGTTGGGGTAGTTGTACCTATCCCCATAAGTCCGCCTGCAGTTATCGTTACAGCATCTCCAGTACTTCCGTTGGGTCTAAAGAAGATTCCTCTTCCTGTTGCACTTGCTAAGAATAAACCATCACCTGTGCTAGTGTGTCCAAAGACTCTATTAAATCCATTTGTTTTCCCACCAAATCCAACCATTCCATAACTTCCGCCGTAAGTCCCATCTTGATCTATATGTACAATTGCTCCAACATCTAAAAGAGATTGAGGACTACTCGATCCAATACCTAATCTACCATTAGCTTTTAAAACCATTCTAATAGATGGAGCTTGTCTTGCTGATGTAGATGTCTTAAATTCTATTCTACCGTTAAAGTTACCATCATCGGTAGCTTTTATTTCAGCTGTATTCCATATATATGATAGGTTAGCAGCGTAACCGCTTCTAAAAGCTAATACTCCTCCTCCATTAGCATAAAAACCACCAATAGTAAGGGTGTTAGTTGCCATATGATCTCCAACTTGAAGCTTACTTACAGGATTAGGTGTTCCGATACCTACGTTACCGTTAGAACCGGTTATAAAAATATCATTTGAAGTTCCGTCTCTCCCTACTCTAATTGAGCGGGTAGCTGAATTAGAACCGAATACTGAAATACCACTAGCGTCTTTCATCAATGCTGTACCACCTTGAACCATTGATGTTCCGTAGATAGTTCCTTGATAGGTAAAGTTCATATTACCGTTAACATCTGATGTCCACGTGTGAGTTTTTAAACCACTCCCGTAATATTGTCTCCAGTTTACTGTTGTTCCTCCGTTAGAAGCTCCGTCGTTAAAATGAATATAGTGGTTACCAGCAGAATCATAAGCATCGTAATACAAATGCCCTTTATAGTGATTTTGTGCACTGGTAAATGTAATTGCACCTGTAGCTGTGTCTGTTGTGTCGCTTCTTAAAAATGATGTTGAGTTTATTCCGTCTAGTAACATTGCATTAGAAGCAGTAGTTGCTGTTGCTGCTGTTTGTGCTGCTAATCCAGAGGTTGGGCCATCATTACCTGCATGCCAGTATTTACTTCCAGCATTGTCACTGCTTCCTTTCCATAAATCACCATCTGGTCCCATAACGGCGACGCTGCCACCTGCTCCAGAACCAAAATAAACTCCTCCAGTTCCATCATAATAGTTCAGATATGTAGCAGAAGCTCCTATTGCAGCATCTAAATGTAAATTACCATTTGTAGTTCCTATAGAAGCAGCATCTGCAGTAGAATTATTAGAGTCATTACCAATGATGAGAGATTTAGACCATGTTGAGTTTGGTCCTATAATAATTTTATGGGTACTAGCTAATGTTAAATCTCCGTCTAAATTTAAAGAGCCTGTAAAGTCGTGATTATCACCTGATGTATCTCCAAATTTAGTTGACCCTGATTCGTATAGTATTGAAGCACTTACTAGTTCACTTTTGAATTGCTGTGCTGTGATTGTACCGGTTACTGATAAGTCTCCTGTAATTGATGTTGATTTATCTATAGTTACAGATGTCTGAGCATGTATTTCTATGGTTCCAGTATTGTGAAGATATCCCAACCAACCGGCGTTGTTAGCAGCCGCATCACCAAACATATAATAAGCGTCAGTTGTGGATGATTGTTGTACTATAGATCTTGTAGTTCCTTTAACATGTAAAAAGGTAGTTGCATCGTAAGGTGCTCCTGTAGTACCTGGACCTAGAGATAGTACTCCTGTTAGTTTAGCTGTACCTGCTTGTAAATAACCATCTACAACTGAAGAGCTTCCTGTGGACTTTACTATTCTAACTCCTTTATATTTACCACCTGCAGAACCATTGTTATTTTGTTGGCCGATCAACATTACTTTATCGTTATAAGTACTTGCTGTTGTTTCTAGGGTAAAATGAAAAGACTGTGACCAGTCATCACCAGCTGTACCACCTTGGAATATCCATCTATTACTAGAGTTTCTAAACCAAGTATAACCGCTATGGTCTACTAAGTCTAGACTGTTGTAATCGTTTGCATTATATAAATGACCAGTCATTTGAATGTTTGCTGCTGCGTTTATATAATTGCTGAATTGTTTTACTCCTGAAATAACTTCGTTTCCAGTTAAAGATACCTTGGTGGCATCAGTACCAGTAACACCTGTTAAGCCTGCTCCAGATCCAGTAAAAGAAGTTGCTGTTACTGTTCCTGTAAAAACTCCTCCAGTAGTTGATATTGTTAATTGAGTATTAGAATTTGTCGTTCTTCTTAATATAAGGTCCTCATCGTAAGATGATACGAGACCGGTATCTACAGTAAGACTTTTGTTAAAGTAGTTTGTTGGTCTGTCTGTACCAAAATGATTGTAACTAGCATTTGCTGGTCCCATTTCTGCATACCCATATAAGGTTTGAACCCTAAATTGCCCATTATTAGCTTGTGATAGGTATTCTGTTGCTGTAGTATTTCCATTTAACGTTATGTTACCTGCAAAAGATGCGTTTTGTGATGCATCTAAACCTAAAGCTTCAGTACCAACTGTAAAAAACTTCATTGTTGAACCAAGAGATTCAGCTCTTAATTCTACGTTATCTCTATCAGAAGAATTTAATATTAATTTAGCCCTGATGGTTCCCGCATCAGTTAAGAAAATATTATCTTCAGCTGAAATATTTCCTGTAGTAATTAGAGACCCAGTGATCTCAGAGTTAGCAAGGGATTTATATCCCTTCCTCATTAAAAATTCATTTGCCATATTACTGTTCTTTTTTCACTGTCCAAAAGAGACTCATGTATAAATATGGAGTAAAACTTAATACTAGCCCAAGCTAGAAGAGTATTCTTGTGCTGCAGCGAGAGTATTGAATAGTGCTACATCTAAACTATCTTTTCTTACAAAGTAGTTACTGTTCTCTATATCGGATATTATATCAATCATTGCTTACGTACCATACATGTTCTTCTGCTACTTTTTCAGTACCATCCCAACAATCAGTTATACACCTAGTAGTATTATACCCGGTAGAGTTATGAACATAGGATATTGCATGTCTACCACTTCCTCCAGTTATTACTGGTTCTCCATTTCCTGGATCGTCTCCTGAGTTAGCTTGAGCGAACCCTATATTGTTTGGTGTTGCTGACCAACCGTTTAGTAGTCTGGTTGATCCCTGGTTAGCACCGTTTATTGACATAGTTACATATCCATTCATTTGTCCCCAACGTCCGCTTATATCACCAGGCTTAAAAGCATCTACAAAACCAATATTACTATCAAATTCTATTTCTGTTTTGTGTGCAGTTAGGGTAGATAAAGCAACTGAGCTTCCTGTATTATAGGATTGTACTTGTTTTTGCCAGGTTACTCCTTTTTTTGGTAACCAGTATTCAAAATTAACTTTATTTACTATTGAACCCATTACTCCAGCATCGGCGTAAGGTGCTACTGTTCCATCATATGTTGCATAAGAGGAAGATAGTGTAGATGAAGCTACTTGTCCAGTACCTAAAAGAGCATAGGATGGTCCACCAAATTGTTGATATACTGCTTGCCAGTTTTTCCCACCATCTGTTTTACAGTGAACTTTAGCAGGTGTTGAATTTGGTCCATTAGGATGTAGATGGTATATTCCATCTGGTATTTGCGGAGAGATTACCTTTAACTCCGTAAACGTTTTACATTCTCTCCCTTTAGGACCTGCTGCTACACCCATAATTCTTATTCAGGTATTTCATTTACTGACCATTCTTCAGTGGATAGTAATGTTAAAATGTCTGCATGTCCGTACTCTGTATAGTCTACGCTATAGATTGCTGGTCTACCGTATGTTCCTGCTTCAAAAGAAGATGTTATAAAGGAACCGCTATTTTCAAAGTCTTCATGGTACTCTTCGTACGATGCAGTTATTATATTAACATCGTATTTTATAAATGTTTGTGTTCCATCTACCGATAATCTTAGGTTATCTGCAGAGGATTGATGTACTTCGTTAAAGTCTATTGAACCTGTGATTGTTATAGGAACTACAAGCCATCTTCTGTTTGGAAATCTACTCATTGTTATGTTAGTTTATTATAAATAGTTAAATATTAAACCTATCTCTATAAGCACTAAAGTTTTGTGCTACTTCTTGTGTTGTTAATGCTTTCGAATAAATCCTCATAATAGGTATATCTCCGTTAAATGCATAAGCGCCTCCAGCTGACCACCATCCTACTTTAAATCCATCACTGAAATCAGCTGTTCCAGTTACAGCTCTAGTTCCTAAGCTTATATTGTCTTGGAATACCTTTAAAGTAGTACCGTCATATGTTATAGCCCAATGATGCCATCCACTTGTAGCTCCAGCTGTGTGATAAAATTCTCCTAAGGTTCCACCGTGTTTGTACCTCCAACTGTAAGCGCCGTATTTATAGAATTCAGTGTTTGTTCTATTTGCTATGGGCATTTTATGAGTTTGACCTGGATTTTCTACCCATTCAAATGTGTATTGAGATACTGTTCCAAAGTTGGTGGTTATGTCAATAAAGTCGTTTGTACCATCAAAAGTCATATGAGCACTACTATCAAAGGATACGTTAGTTAAGTCTATACTGCTTTGTTTAGTAATATCTAATAGTGAACCTGATGTTGATCTTGTAGCAGCCCGATTTACATAGGGAACAACTGTATTAGTCTTTGTTAATGTTGGTCCGCTTAAATAGATTTTTTTATTAGCTGTTAAACCAGTAAAACCAGCTAAAGCAATTGCTGCAGAAGATCCAGTTCTTGTTCTAGAAACTCTATACCATCCATTTCCACAGTCCGTTACAGTTCCTCCAGCAGAACCGTCAGAACTAGGGTAATACAGGTAAACTTGCATTGCTGTAATTACTTCTGGAATCTCATATCTCATGTAGCAAGAAAAAGTCCATACAGTAGAATTATCACTGAGTGATATATCGGCATTACCGTTAAAGTAAACGTTTCTACTAGCCCCAGGTGTCCATAAGACAGTTTCATATCCACTATATTTTAAACTCTCATCTGTAATGACTGTATACCCTATATTACCTACACTTTGATTACCACCATCTCCGTGCCAAGCGGCACCTGATAGTATAGTGTTTGTAGTTGGTTGACCTTGATTATATATGGACCTAGAATTACCATTAAAAGATGGCGAATACCCTGTATCATATGCAAATGCTAAACCAGATCTTGTGATATTTGAACCTCTATGTATTCCCATTTTATTAACTTAAATTAAACCTGGATTTATATGCTCTGTAATTACTGTTAATTTCTAATTCTGTTAATGCTTTGTTGTATACTCTAGCTATAGGTATATGTCCATCCATATATCTTTCGTTAGGAAAATATCCTATTGTTTTAGCACCAAGACTATATGGGCTAAATGTTGTAAACGTATAGTACCCATCATCTTCTCCATTTACATACCAACAACACTTTGTACCCTTCCATACCCAAGCAATATGATAGTATTGACCAGCGGATAAAGATGTGTTAGCATATTGCCAACTATTTGATGAAGTCCAATAAGTCATTTTCCAACCACTTCCACTATTTCTTATTTCATGGTAACTATGTCTGTTACCTGTTGCTACTCCACCAAATATAGAATAAGAATTATGACTACCAGATAAGTCGTCCATATAAATAATGGCTTCTAAAGTAGAACCTCCCATTGCTTCTAAATTTAAATCAAAAGGTTGAAGATAATCGTCGGTTCCGTCAAAAACAGGTTGACCTGTTGAATCAAAGGATATATTACTTACATCTATTCCTGTATTTCCTTTTAAATCTATTAAACTATTTGTATTCGTTCTACTACCGTTAACAAATGGTGTTTCATGTGCTTTTACCTCTACCTGTACATTTGATACTTCTATAAAAGAATTTACTCCAGGCACTCCATTATTATACCACAATGTAAAACCTATATGACCTGATGGTGAGTTAGCTGTTCCTGAATTACCTATTGTTCCGCTCCAAGTGATGTGTTCCGTAGTTGTAGTGGATTTTTGTATTCTTTCACTGGCTGCTGAATAACCTAAATATCCTCCAGCACCACTACTATTTGTATATGTATTTACTTGACCCATCATTACCCAGGCAAATGTACCGGGGCTAAGGTCAGGTACTTCTACTGTAGCTGATATTGTAACAGGTTGTCCTGTGTATGCACGTAAATCCCAAGTAAATGATCTCCAACCTTGACCAGGATTAGCATTGAAATTGCTTACATTGAATCTAAATTTTTTACTAGATGAATCAAGTACAGTATTAGCTCCTGTCCAACCTCCTTGGGATGGGGAATCTGATGAGTAATTAACTGTAGGTTCTCCTAGGTATTTGCTATAGTTAAATGTATTATCATCTACCGTAGTTTTTCCTGTGTCAAAGCCTGCTACTAATCCGTTTGTATGTATTTTAGGCCCTGCTCCCATTACGTGCTAATTACTTTATAAGTACGGGTACTGTCAATTGCTCTTAACTCTACAATACGTGCAGTAGCTTCCTCTTCTGTAGAGAAAGATTCTATATTATCTGCTTCTGTTAACTTTTCTACCCAAACTTGGTTTGAATTACTAGTATACTGTTTTAATATTTTCCAAGCCATAATTACAATGATCTAACTAATGTTTTAATATTCCAATTGTTTGTTGTAGTAGCTGCTTTAAGTCTCATATTACCGCCTGAGATATCTACAGTTAATACAACTCCGGAAGTTACTCCTATACTATCTGATGAGTTATCTGTAAACTCAACCGAGCCTGCTACATTTACTGCCATTACTGTTCCTATTCTAGCATTAGAGCCACTTACGCAAGTATAGTCGAAGAATGCTCCTGTGTATGAACCTGTACTCACTGTCGCTATTACTTCTGCTGCTGAAGAATCTACATCTGTATTCTGATGATAAGATATATTAGCAGAGACGATTTGAACGTGACCTTCACCAGTTACTTTAAATAAATCTGTTCCGCTAGTATTTTCTATTAGGAGTCCAGCATCAACACTATTAGTTCCTGCTCTAACTCTTAATCCGTAACTCTGTCCACCAGTCGTACTACCATCTAATCTTGCAGCAAATACATTATTATTACCCTTTACTTGTAATATATCACCAGTATCAGTTCCTGTGTTAACAAATAATTGTCCACTTCCACTTATATCACCTACTACATGTAGAGCACCTGAGTTATTAAATCTTGCTTTCTCAGAACCATTATACTTAATTACCAACGGATGATACCCTGAAGGTGCGTTTAATATTAATCCAGTACCTGTTTGCTGTAATGTAGTTATAGCAGCAACACCTGATCGTTTAATCCCAATAGTGTCATCTACTGTTAACTTATTTGTAGGTGAAGTCGTCCCAATACCAACGTTGCCGTTATTAAGAATAGTCATTCTACTATTAGCTAATGTTGCAGAATCATTGTTATTAGAACCGTTGTTAGCAAAATGTAATTTACCTAAGCCATTAGCAGCTGTTCTTTCAAAAAATATTCCACCTTTTGCTCTTAGGGCAGAATCACCTTCTCCTGACTCAGCTCTTAACAATATTCCAGCAGTACTTCCTATCGTATCAGAAGCTCCAGTAACCAAAACCTGTGAAGCACTTGCTCCACCGGGACCTTCAATGTGAAGTTTCTTTTGTGGCGTAGGCGTACCAATACCAACGTTGCTTTGGTTTGTTATAGTTAAAGCTTGAACAACACCTCCACCGGTTGCGCCTACTTCAAAATTAAAACCACCTCTGTTTACAGCTGCGTTAGGAATTGCATTTGTTTTAAATGTCATTAGACCGTAACCATTATTAGCATCAGTACTACCTTCAACTAAATTAAATCTAACTTGTGGATCTCTAACAGATATATCAAGTTTTGTGTCTCCAGGGTTTTCCCTTCCTTCAATTCTTATTTGAGGAACATCTACATTGTTAGCATTGTCAGATATATGTAATAAAGCAGCTGGTGTTGGTGGAGTAGCCCAATGTGATATTGCTAAATACTTATTAGTACCATCATACCAAAGACCTGGATTAGTAACTACAGTCGTTCCAAAACCAATGTCTCCATCTCTTGTAATACGCATTTTTTCCGTATTACCAACTCCTGCTTTGTATGTTTTAAATGATAAGTCTCTACCTACTACACTATTAGCATTGTTATAGCTTACTGTTATATTAGCATCACCGTTATTAAACGTTAAATTACCTCCGTTTCCGCCATGCAGGTTTATGTTACCGCTGACATCTAGTTTGTTTATATCTAAAGTATTTCCAATACCAACGTTACCGCTAGAATGAATACGCATTTTCTCGCCGCCGTTATTGTAAAATCTTGTGTATTTAGCTCCAAGAGTAACAAGATCTACTCCTCCTGAGTGGGAATATAATTCACCTTGCTGCGTACTACCAGAACTAAGACCTATATACCCACCTGCTGTACCGCTTATGTCTAGAACTCTGTAAGTTCCTATTGTTCTTGGTGTTGCTCCTATACCAACGTTACCATTAGTATCAATTAACATTTGAGTTGACCCAGCTTTATTAATCAAAAAATTGTTAGCTCCAGTTCCAGCAAAGTTTCTATCTAATACAAAGTTATGAGCACCGTTTCCGTCCGAATCATTAGTAGCGTTAATGGTATTGGTATTATCATCTACTTGTAGTGTAATTCTTTCTTGTGCGTTTCTACCAACATTTAAATAACCACTACTTGTACCGCTGTAAATTTCAGCATTACCAGCTACTGATAGTATTTCACCAGCACTATTAGTCCCAATACCGACATTGCCTCCAAAAGGATTTATATGTAGCTGTCCAGATGTTGTTGCATTACCAACTACTTGCATAGTGTAATTTGCAGTTCCTTGTGCTGTTGATATGATGAAATCATTTGTTGCACCGCTTCTACCGTTAATCCTAAATGCTACAGAACCACTTGATGCAGATCCTAAATCCTGTGCACTCCATGATTGTAGACTATTAATATGTAGTCTTTCAAAATTAGATATACCTGCACTTGTTGAGTTTACTGATCCTAAAACTTTTAAGGATCCTGTAAAGTCGTGTATATCGTCTGATGTATTTCCAAATTTAGTAGATCCTGATTCATATACTATCGAAGCACTTACTAATTCTGTATGGAACTCTTGTGCTGTTAGTATTCCTGCTACAGTTAAGTCTCCTGCTATTTCAGTATCACCACCAGAATTTACTCTAAAGTAATGTCCTGAGGCATTCTCTGCTCTAATAGCGTATCCACTATCTTCTCTAATATCTAACCTTGCTCCTGCTGAAGTATTGTTAAGCATTAGGTTACCACTAGCATCTATTCTTACTGTTTCGTCTCCAGCAGTCATTGTAGCACTGTTATGGAAAGTTACAATACCTGAACCTCCGGGACCTATTCTTGTCTCAGATCCTGTTGATTTAATTATTACATTTCCACCTTTTCTGAAGACTCCGTTATTCTGTATGTCACCTGCTACATCAAATTTGTAGTCCGGTGATCTTGTACCTATTCCTACATTACCTCCACTTCTTAAGAAAATACCTTTTGTAGATGTTCCTGCAAGTATATTAGTATTTGAATCAGTTACTAAATGTAGATGCTGTTCTGCATTAGATACTCCTATTTGATTAACTGCTGGTGATGCAGAATGAGATTGTCCGTATTGACTTACTCTAATAGTATTATTAGAAGTATGTAATGAGTAAAAAGCATGCTGTACTCCTGATGCTGATGCTGCTTGTGTTAATGCTATATTTTGTCCGTAGTAAGTGGTTGCTTTTGCATCTCCATTTACATGAAATTTATGACTAGGGCTAGTTGTACCTATCCCGACTTTTCCACCATACGGCTGTAATTGAAGCTCACCATCATTGGAGCCTTTATATGTTTGCCATTGAAATTCTCCAGTACCTTGTCTTCTAATATACGACATGTCCGTATTAGAAAGACCCATCGAGAGTAAATTTGTTGTGGAGTAAAGAGCTAATTTTGTAACGCCTCCTGTAGTGAAGGGTGTATGTGTTCCAATTCCAACGCTACCAGCACCGTTAATACGCATTCTTTCAACATAAGTGCCACCACCACTTGGCGCTACATTAAATGCAAATCCATTATTAAATCCTTTTATTTCTCCACCGCTAGTAGCTATATTATCTCCTGAAACTCTTAGTAGTCCATCTCCACTAGTAGCATGTACGTGGAGTTTTTGGGAAGGAGCAGTTGTTCCTATACCAACGTTGTTGCCTACTAAAGCCATAGTGTGTGATGTACCAGACCAGAAGTTTATATCTGCACTATTGTACATATTAAAAGATAAAGCTCCTTGACCAGCGCTTGATCTATTGGAACTATTTCTCCATATTTCACCGTGAGCAGCATCATTATTTAACCACTTTTTACTTACATAAGCATCTGCCCCACTATTTGAGTTTTTAACCACAACACTAAAAAGGCCTGAGTTTACAGTACCTAATATGTCTAGTTTAGATGTAGGATTACTACTTCCAATACCTACATTACCATTTTCATTTATTGCAAGTTTAACATTTGCTGTTGCAGAAGTGCCTTCAGCTATAAAAAGTCTTGTAGAATCAGCAGAGAAAAACCATTTAGTATCTGATCCACCACCTCTTGTTAATTGCAGTAATTCCTGTGCTCCAGAAACTGTTAACTTAGAACTGGGATTATTTAACCCTATACCGACGTTTGCGTTATTACCATCTATAGTCATAGCGTCTGTGTAATAAGCAGAGCTTTCACCAGAACTAGCTGTAGTCTTAACTTGAAAAGCTAAATTACCATGATTAGTAGGATCAGAAGGTTTAGTTGTAAGAACCATTTTAGCTGCTAGAACATTACCTGTGCTTGAAACTCTTACAAGAGCTATTTTAGCATCTTGATTAGTTGTATTTCCTGTCCCACCGTTTACAGCTAATTTATCTATAGGACTTGTTGTTCCGATTCCAACGTTGCCGCTATTAATATAGTTATTTCCACTACCTCTTAACAATACGCTTGTGGCTGCTGAATTATTAGCTAATAGTAAAGCACCATCTCCGCTTCCAGTTTCAATAACACTTGCGATAACGCCAGAAGTAGCATTTCTCAATACAACTATTCCATCATCTGCTCCAGTAGATTTTACAACTAATTTTTTAGCAGGACTAATTGTTCCAATACCAACGTTACCTGCAGCGTTAATATCAAATCTATGTGCACCTGCCGTAGCATCATATACATAAAATTGACCGTTAGGGGTTGTACTACTACCACCGGTTCCTATTCTAAATTCTCTTGCAGCTTTTACTTGAACTTCAGCATAACTAGTAGCAACAGAAGTTTCAACCATTATACCTCTAACATCACCTGTAGTACGTTTTAAATGTAGTTGTTTAGTAGGACTAGTTGTTCCAATACCAACGTTTCCAGCACCACCTCCTGCACTATTTCCTATTGTTAAATAAGTTGTTGATCCTTCTCTAATTTGAAATTGGTAATTATTTGCTGAATTAGTTCCAACTAAATTCCATTGATATGTTGTTCCTAAAGCACTCGAATTAGGATTGAGTGTTAAAAACGCAGCAGTATTTCCTGATCTTTGTATTTTAGTATCTCCTTCTACAGTAAGCTTTGTTCCTGGACTAGTCGTACCAATACCAACGTTGCCCGAAGTCTTGAGTACAACTAATTTAGAGGTTGTTAAATTATCATTAACATCATCTAAAGCAAAGTATGTTTGACTAGCTGGAATACCAAAAACCCATTTAGAAGATCCGGGGCTTTCTAATTTTACATTACTTAGTCCGCTAGAGCTAAGGGCTGATATGTGCAATCTTGCATCTATATTTGTTTCCCCGATACCGACTTGCCCTGTAGAGTTAATACGCATTCGTTCAACTCTAGTGTTAGACCCATTAAGGCTGTTTGTGAATATAAATTCAGAAGTAGCAGTGTTTACGTTTCCAGCGTTTGCAGCAAAAGTCATATTTGCGTTTCCACTAGTTGGGCCAGAGATTTGACTTCTTGTACTTCCTGCTCCTACAGAGATTCCACCGTTTACTTGTAATTTAGTATCGTCCCAAGTAAAGTTTGCAGATCCTTCTAAGGAGTCTGATCCATTAAAGAATGCTATTCTTGTATCAGCTGCTGAATTAATTGATGAAACTGTTCCTCCACTTCCTCCTGAGAATTCTATTATATTACCAGAAGAATCTACTCCTAATGATTTTGCTAATGAACCTGATACTGTTCCTGAACCATATTGACCAATTTTAATCGATCCATCTACCTTAACAACCATTGCTGCGGTTGAACCTGCTGTAAGTGTAATTGAAGCAGATGCAGCATTATTAGCTCCTTGTAATTCTATTTTTGACTCATACCCAGAAGATCCTGCTCCTGCATTAAAAACTAAATTACCAATTGCTGCTGTATTTGCTGTTGTTATAGTGTAAGGATAACCAGCATCGTATTGGATGTAAGCATTCGTTCCTAGTTTGTAACTACCGGCTACTTCTAAGTTTTTACCGGGGCTGGTCGTTCCAATACCAACGTTTCCATTTGTAAAGTAATGTACTCCTGAACCTGTTACTCTTAGTGAACCTGAGAATGAATGAATATCGTCTGATGAATCACCAAATTTTGTTGACCCACTTTCGTATACTATGGAAGAGGAAACTAATTCTGTCTTAAATTCCTGTGCTGTTAGTGTACCTGCTACTACTACATCTCCTGTAAAAGTTGCGTTTTGAGATGAATCAATGGTTAAAGCAGTAGCATTGCCGTTTTGAAAAATTATTCCTTTTCCACTACCATTGTTTTTAATGTATAAATCTCCATTTGTTGTTGCTGTTTTTTCTATAAAAGCATTATCTCCAACTACTCCTATTTGTAATTCCCAAGCATTAGAAGCTCCACCATAAATTGAATATTTGTTATCAGGTAAAAATACATTTCCTCCAAAAGATGCTCCTGCGGTAGAACTTATATTTCCTGATAGATACAATTGTCTAAAAGCAAGTGTAGGGCTAAAACCTAAGTCAGTACTATTATGTGAGTTAGGGTATATATTTCTATTTACATCTACATTAAATACGTGAGTTCCACCAGCGAAAAACTTTAAATTATTTCCTGATGCTTTTAATGCTTCTGGCAATGTAATGCTTCCTGCAAATGTTGCGTTTTTTGAGTCTAGCGTTAAGGTTGTCTGTGCATTTGAGTAGAATACTTGTTTTATGCTACTTGATGCATAGTAAACCATATCCTCACTAGCATCTAATTCTAAATATCCTTTTTCGGAATTATCACTCCAAAAAGTAACTTTAGCAACACCTGCGTTTGTCTTTTTTAATCTTAATTCTGCTGCTGAACTTTCACCAATTACTATTTTAGTAGAAGCGTTTATATCATCATTTGCAGTAAGTTCTCCTGCAAAAGTTACATGACCTGAATTATTTAATGTAATTGCAAGTGTTTTAGCACCATCATATTCAGTAGTTCCAATTTTACCATAAGGCACAGTCCCCGTTCTTCCACCTTCAAAATAAATACCTCTATCATTTGAAGTTCCTAATCTAATAGTACCACCACTACCGTCTGCATCAGACGAACCTTCAAACCTTGCAACTTCTGAAACAGCTCCAGATGAACCTGAGTTTTTAACATGTAATCTTGTAGCAGTAGTATCAAAAGCATAGGGATTAGTTGTTCCGAAACCAAAGTTTCCGCTTCCATTAAAGTATGTGTTTCCACTTACTGAAATGTTTGCAATGGCAGTACCACCAGCGTTTCTAAATCCGTAATTTTGGTCATTAAACACTCTAACATAATTCCCACCATAAAAAGCACTGTTACCGCTTTCATTTATATGAAAAAGTCCTCCAGCAATATGTAATTTAGTTGACGGAGTAGTCGTCCCAATACCAACATTACCGTTTGCATCAGCATGTAGTGCTACTCTACTACCACCATTGTATATATGAGTTAGTAATTGTACAGAGTTATCAGCTTGTGATGAAACTACAGTTCCAGCTGTGTTAGATATACGGATACCAGCAACACCACTTAAAACTGTTGATGCATTGTTTCCTGCTGCGCCAGTTTCAAAAAGTCCTGTATCAGCTCTAGAATACCCTATATATTGCCTAGTATTTTTTGCAACTTGATAAGTACCTATTTTTATACTATCATCTAAGCTTCCATTACCACCTAGTACTAATTTGTAAGTTGGAGCGGTATTACCAATACCAACGTTGCCTGAGGTTGCTAAAACAACCCTAAAGTTAGATACATCATTATCATAAATGTAAAAAGCACCTGGTACACTTGATCCTGTACCACCGACTGCTAATTCATATTGTCTAGTACCTGTATTGCCTATAGCAAAAACAGTTTGCGAAGAATTACTACTAGATAATTTTATACCTGGTGTTGATCCGTTTTGAACCGCAGCTCCAAATACATCTAACGGTGCAACAGGTACAGATGATCCAATACCAACGTTGCCGCCTATCGCTACAGTTAATCTTTCAGCGCCACCTTGTACAACACTGTATCTAGATGCGTTAAAATAACTATTACCAGACACAAGGCCTGTATAAAAGTTTTTATTTGTTTCGCTACTTGTTGATGCAAATATATCTGTTGTTCCAAAAGTTGTTCCAATAAAAGCATTTACATTATATTGTAATGAATTTGTTGTAGAAAAACCACCATCAAAAGTAGCAGATATTACTTTATTAGTAACAGCTCCTAAAGTTCCGCTACCACCAATCTCTAGCTTAGTTCTAGGGTTATTCGTTCCGATACCTACGTTACCGCCTGATTTTAAAAGTACCGATTCTGTTCCGTTAGGTCTAAAGGATATATTACCGGTTGTAGTTCCTACTATATAGTTATTTTTATTACCGGTAGTAGTTTTTAAATTTACTGTTGCTTGTGTAGGACCTTCAAAGGTAGCTGTATTACCTGCTGATCCTGACTGTTGTAAATCTCCGTATACCCTTACTCCGTTAGGCCAATTCCAAGTTGGTGAACCTATAGAAATATATTGATTTTGTACGCTCCCATCTATAACTAACCCGTCACCATTATGGGTTAATCTGGCAAACTTGTTGCCATCTGATTTTAGAATTAGTGAGCTGTTAGACCCGGAGATTGTTAGGTCGTCATAAAACGAACCAGTTGTAGTAACGGTAAGTGAATTTAAGGTAGCTTCCGATCCGCTAACTATTAGTTTTTTCCAGTTTGGCATATTTTCTTAATTATGGTTGGCTACAGGATTGCCTGTCCACTTCCCTTTCGGGCCAATAATATACGTATAAATAGCAAAGGAGCCCGTAAGGCTCCATTGTTATCTGTTTAATGTTTTGAGGTGAGTTGTCAGCAGGGTCCAGACTTTATAAAAGTGCTCGAATTCATGACCAGAATAGTTTGATGATCTAAGATGTGTTAATACAAATTCAAGATCTTCTTTAGAAAGACCTTCTACTGCTTTCAATTTTTGCTTTGTTAAAATACCCATATATAACTAATTTACTAATTTTTAAGAATAAATCCAAATTTCTCCTGAACCATCTACCTTAATGTTTCCATTTTTTTGATATTTAGCAGCATCTGCTTGACTATTAGCTACATCTACTACTACTGGTGAAAATGCTTCTGGTGTTACTGATGTTGCATCTTTCTTAACTCCGTCTGCTAATGACCATCTAGAACTATTACCATCGTAATAGAATGCTGATCCTGAATCTGCTGTTCCTGCTTCTACGATAATACCACCTTCTCCTGTTGGTGCAGTTGAACCTGAACCTGCATTTAGGAATATAAATTTATCTTCTACTTCTAAGTTTGAAGTATTTAATGTTGTTGTTGTTCCATTAACTGTTAAATCTCCTGTTACTACTAAGTTGGAAGAGAATGTTCTGTTACCTGTAATCGTATCTGGTAATGTTAATGTATAAGAAGGACCTCCACCTAATGCTTGAGCTGTAGTTCCTGTTACTCCAATTTCACCTGAAGTACCACTAATAGAAATTGTAGTATTACCTTGAACGGCTGTTCCTGCACCTGATCCGTAATCAACTGCTAATGCTGTACCAGCTCCACCACTTAAACCTGTACCGGCTACTGATGTTGCTATTTGTGTTGCGGTTATACCAGCGTTATCAACTCCTATCGAAATATTATTGTTGGTTACTGTTGCTGTTAATGAAGTACCACCTACTACTGTTAAAGTGTCAGTTAGTAAACTTACATTATCTGTACCACTATTACCAGCAATTGCTAATACAGTAGGTAATCCTGTTAGGTTTGCACCGTCTCCTTGAAAAGAACCACTAAAGGAACCAGACATTATAGAAGCTGCTCCTGTGGATGTAATTATTGATGTTCCTAATGCTAAGGTGCTACTTGTAAATGTAATGCCAGAGTTTTCTAATACTCCTCCAGTACCTGCTACAATTATATTATTATCAGTTAGTACAGAAGATGTAACGGCACCTAAATGTGCGTTCGATCCACTAACTATTATCTTTTTCCAGTTTGCCATGTTACAAAGTATGTTTTATATGTTATAAATATCGTCTAATTTTTAAATCCAAGGAAGTAGTCATCCGAAGCACTATAAAAGAGTCCCCCACTAGCTGCGGTTGGTGTAACAGATTGGGATATAAATGTAGCTGTTCCCTGTTCATTAAATTCAAATTTTAAATCACCTCCAGAGGATACTGTAATCTTATCTGATGAACCGTTTAATCCAAAGTCAAACGAACCTGATACTTTTAGGTCATTTGTTGTTGAATAATACGAACCTGTTTGTTCAAATAAACCTATATTAGGATCATTTAGTAATGTTTTACCGATATACTGGTATACTGTGATGTATACTTTTTGATTAGCAGATGGTTTATTCTGATCAAACTGTACAACTCCTGTCTTATAGTCAAACTGGTAATCGTTAATTGAAACTTTATCACTACCTGAAAGACTTCCGCTGTTAATAGATGTAGACTTATATACCACTACATTATATCCCGGTGTAACATCTTCTGTACCTGCATTTGTTAATGAAGGAGAAGAATACTTGCTTGATACAAAGTTAACTTGCTGATTAGCGTTAATAATTTGAGGTGTTACTCCAGAGTCGCTTCCTATTGGGTTCAAAAAGAACCATACATCTGAGTCTAGGTTTGATTTAGTAAGTTTCTGTCTAAACCAATACTTAATAACCCCGTTTTGTGTTTCCCCGTCTTGGCTGCTGCCACTAAAGGGTAAACTTGAAGCTGGTACTAAGTGATCTTGGGTGTAGACATCAGCGCTACTTATATCTAACGTAGAAGTAAATGCTTCCTGTTGCATAGAAAGATCCTGACTGGTAAATCTTCTACCTATCAGTAACCTTATTGCCTTTTTTGTGTTATCTATTAATCCCATTATGTTGTAGTAATATTTATATCTGTTACTGGAGCTGGATCTCCTTTATACCTTACAATTATGTAAAATTCGTTGTCATTACTGTCTAAATACATTCCATCTGCATTTCTTAACGGTATAGTGTATGTAGTTGAACTAACACTACCTCCTATGTTTCCATATAAGTCTAAATTACTAGTAAATGGATTTTTAAAGTTATCAGCAGTAACGGTAGTTTCTATTGAGTTAGAATTAATCTCTGAAGGATCAAATAATCTTGCAGTTGATAAGCTACTATTTGCTCCGCTGCCGCTTGCACTTGATTTATACAGCACTGTTGCTGCTATTCCGTTAGTAGATGCATTCCAGTTAACTAAGCTCTTACCGACATTAACTGTCATTGAGGTTTTAGACCCACTCGTTCTAAATTTACGTATATAGTACTTATATGTACCTGATCCAAAGTTAGCATCGTACCAGTATCCATTATTACCGCCTGGGTCAACTAAATAACCTGGTTTAACTTGTAAATCGTAGTTACCTAGTACATTTAAAACCTCATACGTATTAGTAGGGAACAAATCACCGGTAAAAGATAGTACCTTATTGTTAATTTTAATTCTATGATCTTCTCCACTGAAGTCTTCAGAAGTTCCTGTTAATGAACTAGCATCATACCCTTGTGCTCTACTGTAAATCGCCATTAACGTTGTCTTACTTTGACCAAATATTGATTCATCGTAAAATAACTTAGTAGCAGAAATAGATACACTGGTTGTTCCTTTCCAATTTGCACCTGTTAATCTAAATGCTAGTGAATATGTTTTGCTCTCTTGAGAAGCTCGAGTTAACTGTACGTTGTCTGCATTACTGTTTAATGTAAAGCTATAAGATGATGTAGTGTAACATATATCGTCTATGAAGGGGACATCTCCTATGGATCTCTGTGTAGCTTTGTTGGAGCTTATAACTCCTACTGTATTAGCAACGTTAGATTGTACTCCAGATGGATTAACGCTCACAGTGGTGTTTGTATGACTATGTGCCCCTATTTGATTCCATGTATCGATGCTTTTATCGATTACTAAAGGATTTTGCATGTATCCATACCCAGGATCAAAGCTTCCGTTAACATCTCCTCTAAAGTTATAGTTATATACTGCTGTTAGTATGTAAGGTGCTCCAGATAAAGATCTAGAAGTAGCTGTAAAACTTGTTCTATCTAATTGTAAGTTAGATATTGATGCTGTAGGTGAAGCGCTTACTATACCAGCACTAGTGAAAGGTAAATCACCTGTATATATGTAAAAATTCGGTGTGCTACTACTTGCTACTTTTTCTACATACTCAGATTGTGATCCTGATTTTAATCCTACTTTAATATCGTGAATGTTATAGTATCCACTTGCTGATATAGAGTTAGGTGCTGCTGCTCCAGCTGTATATAACCTTCCGTTTGTAGTTCCAGCTACATTAACAAAACGACCGTCTTGATATAAAGTTGGTATTACGGCAGGTTGTGTTGTTGCTATCCTTGCTAGTGTTAACCCATTTGTAGTACCGAAACTACTAATAGAGTAATCTAATAAAGAGGAAGAAGAGAATGTTGATGTTGCTGATGGAGTACTATCTGAGTAGTTATCACTAAAAGATTGAGTAGCATAAACTCTTACGTAATATGGAGTAGCTGCTATCTCTATTCCTGTAACAGTCCCTAGTCCAAAATGAGTATTAGAACTGAATACGTCTGATGATCCACCGGAATTACCTGTAAAGGTAAAAGAACTTGTATTAAATGTTGCTTGAGTAACTATAGTTGTAGGTATTCTACTCCCATATCCATTACTAAATGGATTTTGACCTACGTTATTACCTAATGCCCCTGATCCAGTTTCTGAGTTCAGTAAGAACCCTTTACTAATTAAGTATTCCTGTGTTGACTTAATAGATCCAGTTAAAGATGAGTCTATTTTAGTTGAGTTAAACCAGTTACCTGATAGTTTTGCAGCTTCGTATGATGTTCCTAGCACTCCGCTAAATAAAACATTCTTAGCTACCGTTGCACCTGGTTGAAATGTTGATGTTGCTGATGCATATATCTTAGTATTCGGTGCAGCATCTGCTACATCTAAGGAAGCACTCATAACACCTGCCATGAATCTTACTATTTCAGATATATGAGTGTCATGATCAAAGTTATTAAAGTAAGAACCGTCTAAATTGTTCTTCCAGTTATTAGAACTTGGGTACCCGACTGTAGTATTGTTAGATTTAATAGCTGTTGTTAATGGAAGAGTTGTTGATACTGATAAGGAGCCTGATATTTGATGTCCACCTGATCCGCTTACCTTAAGACTACCTGTAAATTGGTGTGTATCGTCTAAAGTGTTACCGAATAACGTTGATCCAGATTCAAATAGCACAGAAGCACTTATAATTTCTGTATAAAACTCTCGTGCTGTTATAGTTCCTTCAACTAGTACGTTTCCATGTTCATCTACTGATAGTAGATTCTCGCTTCCGCTACTTACGATAAATACATTACCGCTTGGGTTAACTGATGCTGATATTGAACCGGTATATATTGCTGATGGATCAATACCTATAAACTCATCTGCTGATATTGTGCCAGATATGTGTAAACTACCTGTTAACTCCTTTGAGCCAGATAAATACGAGTCTATTTGTTTCCATTGAATTAATCCCATTGTTTATTGTATTTTACCGCTTAAAATTACTTCATCTCCACTATCTAACGTATATTCTGTTTGCCCTGTCTGTATTACTGCTGATACGTTGTTTCCTGACTGCTGTACTGTATATGCTGCTGTAGGAATATGCATACCGTTAATATATAGTTGGAATCGTTCTGCTCCTGCTCCAAATCCTGCTGGAGATTGAACTATTGTCTTATTATTAAAGATTGCTGTGTTTGTTGATACAAAGTCCGAAGAGAAAGTGTTATGTAGGTTAACATATGTAATTTGATCTTGTGCCATACCAAATCTCTGCACTCCTAATGTACCTTGATCAAAGAATCTATAGTCATTATCTGATTCCGGTGTTTTAGCTTTAGCTACTAATTGTTCTAGGTTACCAGCCATTTCTAAACCAAAAGTTACTGATGATTTAGAGTAGAACTTCTTCATACCTGCTAATTGAGCATTAATAGTATCGGGTATTATGTGTCCATTAAGTACTAAGGTAAATGTTGTCTTAGCAGCTCTGTCAGTTCCCTGTGTTAGCTCTGTTGCTGTAGCATATGAATCTACTCTTGCTCGAAAACTGAACTTTTCAGTGTCTCCCCAGTAAGAATCAGATGCATAGTTAATACCTTCAATTATCTTATTCATTTGTTCTATATAATCCGTAAAGATCATACAGGAATATGTTAAAGTAACGTATTCTGGTACCACTACTCCGTGATACTCTTCTATAGGCTGTCTATTAGTAACTACGCTGAATCTATCGTAAACATTCTTCTTAGAAAATTGTTTTTTAAAGATTCCATAGTTAATAGGGTTACGTGGATCAATTTTATTACTAAGACTTCTGTTTTTTTCTACAGAATCTCTCTTAAACATAATAAGAGGGGCTTGTATTTTACCGTTTTTATCTCTATAGTACCCATCCTTCTGTACTGCCTTCCATCTTTCTGGAGATCCGTATAGTACTGGTACGCTTAGTTTAGATCCGTTCTGTATTACTGTCGGTTTAATTACATTATCAAAGTAATAACTGATAGTTTCATCTATATCTCTTAAACCTACTGTTAGTCTCTTTACATCATCACCTTTAACACTAATTTGATTCTCCCTCTTCCTATTATCCGGTAACGGAGGTTTTCCTGTTGGTAAAATCGGCGTTATCTGCTTATGCAGTAACTCTGTCTGTGTTTTCGGTACTGGTTTCTTCTTTCTAGCCATAATTATAATCTCTGTCTTGAAATTCCTACCTTATCTGCTCTAGTTAAGTGACAATCAAGTACAATAGAAATAGAATCTCCATATCCACCTGTTCTTTCAACGTTATAGTCGTTATCTCTTCCGTAGAACAGTTCGTTTTCCTTAATAGAATCTACTTCGTAGTAATCTTCATGCCACATTACAATATCTCCTATTTGAGCTACAAATTGAACATCTTTTAAATCTTCTTTTAGTAGAGCAAATGAAGCTGTACGGCCTAGGTCAGTACCAAACTCATCTATATCGTAAACTTGGTCACCTCTTGTAATAAGGCAATTAAATTTAACTGGTTCTAAGTATGTCTTCTCTAATGCTTCTCCGTATATGTTTGTTGATGTATCTGATAAGCTTATTTTGTATAGTAGAATTTCTTGTTCAACAATATCCTTTAATAGTTCCCTATTAATTCCAACTAGTAATTTAAAATCTCTATTACTTCCAAATATCATTACTTCTCTTCTATAGTTTCGTTAGCGATTTCTATTTTAATTATATTCGGATACTTACTGACTGCATTCTCTTTAAATGCTTCAAAAGCCTCTTCTTTATCTTTTTGAGTTATTAACTTAACTTTAAAAGTCATACTACCCATTTCCGATGATGAACCAGCATTAGTAACAGCGGTAATCCCCGGTAAAGCACGTAATAGCTCAGCTATGTTCTCGCTTTCGTCATCTTTGTACATTAACCTAATCATACCTTCATAGGTACTAAATACTATCTGCTCTATTATTGTCATTAATTTCATTATCCTACGTGTATTGTCATTGGTACTTGAGAAAGTGTAGCTCTTAAGAAATCAGACTCTTGTGCTTGTGCTTCCATTTGAGCTCCTCTAGATGCTTCTAACAACATACTTCTTAAATTAGTAAGTAGTTCTGTTTTTTCTGTTCTAGCATCTGTAAGTAAGTCTGCTTGATTAAGAGTTGCTTCTGATCCCGGTACTGGTACTGTTTGGTACTTACCTCTTACATATCCTAGCATTTCTTTTGCTAAAGCTAATGTAAACTGAAATATCCATTGTCGTCCAACACTGTTGATATGTGCATACTCTGGGTTACTATAGGGTACTTCTGATACTGTAGTTATATTTCCTGTGTTAGAATCAAAGTTTAATGCTGATTTAGCTGCATTAGTCATGTATTCAAAGTATAATTTTCCAGTATTATTAGGAATAGGAAATAATTTTAATTGATTATTAATTAATTCAAAAGTAAAAGCTGATTTTCTTAATTGATCGTTAAATTCTATTGCTTGTGTTTTAAGTACATCGTATGATGCTGGCATAAGCATAAAATTTACTCCTGGACTCATATTACCAAAGCCGAATTGATCCATCATTGCATTAGTACCTGTTCCAGTACCTGCATAGGGATCAAAGTATCTAGTAATTGCTGGAGGTGCTTCATAAAATATTCTACGAATTTCAATTCCTCCTGTTATACTTTTTGCTGCTGCCCAAGCATTCATATCATAGTTCTGATGAGAACCGGTTAAGTTTATGTAATCAGAATGGACTGTTACATTTCCACCGACTCCTGCTTCTGTTCCGTAATTCTTAGCAATCTGTACAAATCTATTAATGTTTGGCTCTACAATTTGGTTATTCAATGAACTTCCGGTTGGTGCACCTTCAAAAGATAAGTAATTTTCTCTTATTTTATACTGAAATACTTCGTTTCCGTAAGTAGTTACTGCCTCTTCGAAGCAAGCATAAAGAGATCCTGATTGTAATTCTACATCCATTAAGGGAAACCCTAATCTTGTAGCACAGAATTTTGCTACTTTATCTGCGTCTCCTGCAAATGCTGAATCTGAGTCATAAAACCCAAAAGGGGTTTGACCGCTACTAAAAGAGCTTGTTCCATTCCAAATACTTATATTAGCCATTGAGTATAGTTTTATAATAAATAGTAAGGTATTGTAATAAGAGATAACGTATCAGTTAATCTCTAAATGTTTTATACACTTTAAGGATAGGTGACACTATATCATGCCTATGATTCTTTAATAATGTATGGGTAACAAAGCCTTCTACCTGTTCTTCAACTCTTGATAAGAAAGAAAATCCAGTCTCTCTTTTATCTTTTAAGTCAATTTGTGCTAAATCACCGCATATTACCATCTTGGAAGCTTTACCTAGTCTACCTATAACTGTTTCCATTTGGTTATGAGTAACATTTTGAGCTTCATCTACAATTACAAATGAATTAAGAAATGTACGTCCTCTCATAAATGCAAAAGGTACAATTTCAATATTTTCATTCTCTAATTCTTTATCTATTTTCTCTTTACTGTAGAGAGCATAAAGGTTATGATATATTGGTGCTAACCATGGATCCATTTTTTCCTTTATATCTCCTGGTAAGAACCCTATATCCTCTTTAGACACAGTTGGCCTTGTTATGATAATCTTATCTACCTTCTTCTGAAAGAGTAAGTCTAGAGCTACTTGTACTGCTACTAGAGTTTTACCGCTTCCTGCCATTCCACGTAGTGTAGTTATTGGAGAGTTTAATATTAAAGATTTAGCTTGTTTCTGTTCTTCGTTAAGTTGAAGATTAAATTTAATCGGACCTTTTGGTCTTCTTTTTTGTGTAAAGACCTCGTCTGTATGATGTTTTGAAGACATATTTAAATAACTTTATTATTATAGTAATAAATAGTTCTTCACTTGTAAATAAAAAAAAAGAAAGGGGCTAAAATAGCCCCTCTCCTAATAATAAAAATAATACAGTTAAATACTATACCGCATCTAAGTCAGATACAAATACTTTTCCGTAAAATTCTGGTCTGATCATTTTCTTCGCGTAACGAGTCATGATACCTTTTCTTGGAGTGAAGGTAGCTGGATCGTATACTAGAGGAGTCATGATTAATGGAACATATGGAGCATATACTGCACCACTTTCTAAGAACTGACCACCTCTAAATCCTACTAAGATTGTGTTTTCAGTTAAGTAAGGGTTCTTGTATACTTTGTAACGTCCATTTAATTGTCCAACTTTTTGAACACCCATTGCAAATTCAGCCTGATCTCCGTCAGTTTGTGCAGCATATCCTGGAATTGATTCTAAGATAGTAGCTACAGAAGGAGAACATACTAAGAAGTTTGCTCCACCTCTTAAAGTTTTCTGGTGAATTTTGTTAGATACTTTTTGGATTTTAGTTCCTAATGTTTGGAACCATTGTCCTTGAGTATTATAGAAGTCAGAAGCAGCATTTGCCCAAGCAGTTCCGTTCCAGATTCTATTGTTCTGTGCAGACCACTTTTCAGTTGTTCTAGCACCTTGGATTAACATGTCTAATATTTCAAGATCAATTTCCATTGAAATGTACTCACTTAATAAGTTAGTAAGTTCAGCTTCAGCATCGATTGAATGATAAGCATTAAGATCCTGAGCAAACTCTGGTGTCCATTGTGCTTTCAATTTTCTTGTTTTAGCAACAACTGCCTCAGATTTCAACTCTACATTGATTTCTGGAATAGCGATTGGTGATCCTGCAGTAGAATCTTCAAAGTCTCCTCTTGTATTATCTTTAGGCTGTACGTGATATTTTACATTACCTGTAGAAGGTAAAGCATTACCAGTAAGGTCAGATTTCTTTACAATAAAAGTTACAACGTTTCCAGCTACAGTAGTAAGTTCTGGATAGTTAGTAACATCAGCAGAAGCAGATACTAATCTAAAAGCTCTTACACCTTCAGCGTCAAATCCAGTTGATGCTAAATCTACACTTGCTTTTAAGAAGTCTGCTACAGTTAAGTCAGCGTTATATCCTAATGCAGCTACAGTTGCTACAGCAGAAGTAATAGTCTCTCCAGCTGAAGTTGCAGATTTGATTGAGTAACCAAACTGTCCAGCTCCGTAAAGACCTCCAGAAGGATCAACATCAACTCCGATTTTAGTTCCTGCTTCAGAAACGTTACCTGCCATGTTGTCTCCAGCAGCTCTACCACCTTGTGCAGTTCCGTATTTGAAGTCTAGGTAAAATACTAGCCCAGAAGGCAAGTTCATTGGTTGTACAGAGACAAAGTCTTTAGAAGAGATTTGAGCGAATACTTTACGTACTAATGGTAAAGCTACTCCAGCCCATTGCTCGTTTCCAGCACCTGTAGCGCTAATTGCGCCTGTTCCTGTAGATGATTGTTCTGCTACGATTTGCTTTGCTTGATTTTCTAGCATGATTGACATAGTGTCAGCCTCTTTGCCAGCTAATCCTTCAAGTAATCCTGAAGCAGACCATTTGTCAGACAAACGTTGAGCGTCTTCTTGTAACGCTTTGTATCCGTTTGCACTTTCTAATAGTGAATTTAATTCCATGATTGTTTTTTTTTTAAAATTTAAAATTATTTAATAATACCAGCTAATTTTTGCATTCTTTTTACAGCACTTGATACTTCTGAGATAATTTCTGGTTTAGCAGAAGTTGTTCCAGTAGCTTTAGATGCCATTCCTAATTTGCTCTCGTTAACTTTCGGACTTTTTGTAGTCACCATGTTATCAGAAACAGTTTCGAAGACTAATTTTACTTCTTTTACTGTTTCAGCTTTGTCAAATGCAGCAATGATGTTAACTTTTTGTGATTCACTTAAGTTACTAGACTTAAACACTTTATTAACATATAATAGTTTTGCGTTTAAAAGATTAACTTCTTGTAGTTGAGATTGTAAAGTGTTGATAGTCTCTAAAGCTTCATTAAGTTCAGTACTAGGTACTTCTTCTTTTTCTTCTTTTTTCAATTTCTCGTCTTCTTTTTCTTCTTCTACTTCTTCAGTTACTTCTTCTTCCTCATTAGAAGCTGATTCTAATTCGGCTAATAATTCGTCAAGATCAATTTCGTCATCTTCAGCTCCCATTTCCATGTCTTCCTCTTCAGGTGCCATTTCGTCTCCGCTGTCCATGTCTCCCATGTCCATCTCTTCTTCTCCACCATCGCCCATCTCTGTTGCGATAATGTCACGAATAAGATCTTTAAGGTCAGACACTTCCATGTCTTTAACCTCTACTTCTTCTTCTTCTGTTTCTTCTGCTTCGTCTTCAGATTCTTCTGAATCATCCTCAGCTTCTGGTTCAGCATCCATTTCTGCTTCCTCTTCTACTTCGATTTCCTCCATTGCTGGTGCTTCTTCTTCTTTAGTTTCGTACGTTTCGTCTACATCTTCTTCGTTTGTTGCGTCTTCTTCGATGGATGCTTCATCCATTTCTTGTAGTTTCGCAGCTAACATATCCTTTAAATGTGGAGTTAACGACTCTTCTAAAGCTTCTTTAGCATTAGCAATAGCGGCTTCTCTAATAGATTTGGCTTCAGCAATAGCTTGCTTGAATAAATCTTTGTTTGCCATTTTTAATAAGTTTGTTGGTTTCTACGATTATTGTAATCGTAATAGGAAAGTTTTACAAAATATAATACAGTATAAAGAACTGCATATTCCTATATAAATATATACCTTTTACGGAAAACAAGAAAACCACCTAAAATAGATGGTTAACTCTCCTGCCCGTCGGTAGCGTCCGAGGAATTATCTTAGTTGTCTTTGTCTAATTCAGGATGAAATTTAATATATACCTCTTTTCCATCCTCTTTTATAGACTCTCCGTCAACTTCTATTTCTGCTGGGAATATTTTAATATCTTCTCCGTACCAGTAGTTTATCTTATACCCTCCTGATGAGGTTAATTCAATTATTAAACCTCTTTTGTAGTCATTTTCTTCTGCTTGTAGAATAATTTTCTCACCTCTTGGTAAGATCATTGCTGCTTGTTCTACTTTTCCGCCTCCTGATTCATGACCATCTTCGTTTAATTTGCTGGAAGTTGTTAGTTGATTCTCTATTAAGAATTTCTTTATGTTAAAAGTAGACATATTAGTTAGTGTTTATGATATTAAATCTTCTACAGCATCTTTTATAAGGGAGCTGATTTCTTTTCCTTTAATTAACGCTTTACCGCTATATGCTGCTGCTGTTGCCCATTTAGTCTGTCTTAATAAGCTTACCGCTTCTCCTCCTGCTTGTCCTGCCATACCAAAGATTACTATAGCATATAAAATCTTGGCTATACCCTGTTTTTTCTTTTCATCTTTAGTGAATATACCAACTATACGTTTAATAGGTGCCATAAATGCAGCTTCATTCTTATGAGTAAAATTAAACCACCAATCAGCGGAATTCATCATCCCGGGTTTGTTGTATTTTTTAGCTAACCACTTAAACATCTTAGATAGCATGTTTGCTACAGTATTAGATAGCAATATATACCCTAGAATCCCAATTATAGCTGATTCATTAACATCTTTTGCTGGAGTTACTAAAGCATCTTTGTTATCTTCTAATTCCTTCTCGATTGATTGAGCTAATTTAGAAGCCATTGCATCCATTCCGGGTTCAACGGTGTACTCCTCTTCTTTTTCAAATAAAATACTGTATAGTTTCATTAAGCTCTTAGTATATCGTTAATAATAGTATCTAGACCATTATACTTACTTACTTTCTGGGTTCCTTCTTGTAATGTGATTGGATTCATATAAGCTCCATGAGTAGACGGGTTAGAAACAAAATCCCAACATACTAATTCGAAATCAGGCTGTACTTCCAGTGTACCTTCGTTTGTCTGATTGACAGATCCAGTACCTCTAGATGATATTCCTATTGTATGTCCTGCTTTAATTATCTCTTTAACGATATTACCTGCAGGAGTATTTAGTAGCTCTACGCGTCCCATAAGGTCGTTTCCTTTCCACCATAACTCTTTTACTATGTGAGAGGCGTTCTTTAAGGAGACAATTGGAGACTCAGGGTGATCCAGTTCTCCGAATGCATTACCGTTCTGTACAAACTCTTCTATGTACTTCTTAGATTCTCTCTCTAATATCTCCTTACTATAGGTACGTCCGTTTTGGTTTTTAGCTACTGCTCTTTGCATAACACCTTCTACTTCATATACTCCGGGTCTATCTTTAGATTCCTTAAGTAATGATTTAAACGGAGTTACCTGTATTAGTAATTGTGCCATAATTATCTTTTCTTTTTAGTCTCCCTTAATGTACCGTTGAATGGAGCTGAGTATACTGTTTGCTTAGCTTCTTCTTCTGCAATGTCAGGTGTTCCCATATTAGGCCTGTCTATTTCTGCTCTAGAGATAGTCTTTACTTTAGGTAATTCTACTTTCTTTATAAAGCCTCCTTTAAGTACTGGTCTAAGATCTTGTTTAAAAGCTGATTCTAACGATGGTGCAATAAATGCTCCTATATTAAGTCCTTCTTCATTTTTAAAATCAGCAGTTTTACTAAATGTATCTGCTATTTTGTCTCCAATCTTATCGTAGAATTGCTCTATTTCTGTAACAATGTTCTCTAGTGAATTAACAACTGGTTTAACGCCTGGGAATGTTTCATAACTTGAACCCCAGTCTGCTAATTTGTTTGTTGCTGCTTCATTTATTGTTCCTTCTTCTAGTACTTTAGCAATAATTGATTTTAAGTTCTCTTTAACTAATTGCTCATCTTTGTTCAATGCTTTCTTAATAGCTTTATCTTTACCAGCCATATAATCATCTGCGTCTACATCTCCGTCTCCGTCATGATCTTTTCCTTTCTCTTCTTCTAAGTTCTCAACTATAAATTGAGTTTCTAAGTAACTAAGTAAGTCTTTTTTAGCATGTTCTATCATTCCAGGTTCTGTCATAGGACCCATCTTCCATTCTTCCCAAGCTTCAATTAAAAAATTAACACCTTTATCTAACTTAGGTCCCATACTTTCAACATATCCACCAGTTTCGTAGTCATTTTCTGTTACGACTTTTCCACCTGTAGCCTTCTTTCTTCTTCCTTCTGCTAGTTTTCCGTATGTTTTAGATCTTTTACCTTCGTTTTGCTTTCTGGAAGGATCTACTCCTTCGTTAAAGCCTAGTAAAGTTTGCTTAATAGCTTTTCTAAAGTTTCTTAAGTGGTCTAATGCTTCTACCTTGTCCTTTTCTTCTATAGATTCAATAGCATACGACAAGTGGCTTGCTTCTGAGTGGTAGTTAACATCTGTAAAGGAGTCAAATATATCTATAAGGGTATCAATAGGAGTGTTTAACCTAACCTTTAATCCTGCTTCCAACATACCTTCATAATCGAAGTCTGATGAGAACATTTGTCCTGGTTTGTAAGGTTTAACTATATTATCTTTTTGACCGTACTTCTCGATATCTTTCATATCTTGATCAGTCATTGCTTCGTCTACATCTTCTTCATCAATCTCTATCTCTTGCATGTTGTCAATACTGTCTCTATTGATAGTATCGTACTCATTGTAGTTGCTCCAAATATCTTCTATATCTTGAACATCTATATCTCCTGAGAATATATCATCTTTGTGTGTTCTGATAAATTCTAATGCTTGATCTGTATTAACTTTAAATCCTTTTTCATCTCCTACAATGGTTAATGCATCAATAACTTTTCTCATAGCCATTTTTCTATTTGCATTAGACATCACAACGTTATACATCTTACCGTCTTCTCCTCTTTCCATTCTACCTGGGGATGTTGGTATTGGTTCTGCTTCTGACATTTCTCCTCCTAAGTAAGCGTTTGATATATCTCTATAATCAACTTCTTCTTCTTGTCCGTCTTTGTCAACTGCAAAAACAATATCGTCATGCCACATAGCAGCATTGTCGTCGTTATTGGAGTTTGGATTATATATTATTAATTCTCTTCCGTCTACTAGTTGAATGAAAGCATCATCGGCACTTCCTAAAGCTTTTATTAAAGTGTCTTTAGTGTAGTTCTCTTTTAACTCTACTTTTTTCATTCCGTTTTCTTTATCTACTTCTTTTCCTTTTGCATACTCAACTGGTTTGTCATGCTTATCTACCTTAGTAGACTCACCTGCCATTATATTAAGGTAGTGTAAAGGATCTTTGATTAGATTAGCTAATGCTTTATCTTTAGCTTTAGCTTGATCTTCTACTGATACAGAGTCTTGAGACATTCTTCCCATTTCTTCTATTTCAATATCAGCTCCTCGCCGTATTGCTTCATCTGATAAGTTATGATGCTTCAAAGCTTTGTCTTCTGCTTTTTCAGAAATCAGTCCCTTATTTTTGAGAATTGATACAGTATCTTCAAATCCATTGAATTGAGATAGTAAATTTGGCATAGCCATGCGAGCATCTCTTACGAATTGCGTTTTGTTAAACGTTTCGTTTAGTACTCCTCTATATTTTTCAGTTAACGTTTTCATCTAAGTAATCAAACATTTTAGTGTTATACGGTCGTTTTAAATTTTTCACTTGTTTAAAACCTAATTTTTCTGCTTGCTTTGTTGCTCTGTTCTTCTTATTACCTTTGCTAAAAGCATTAGGTGTTTGGAAAGCTCCAATTGCGCCAGTTGAATTAAGTTCTTCAATAACCTCTCTTACTGCTTTAATTAATTTACTCTTTTTCATAGTTTACGCATTTCGTTAACTAAGTCATAGTACTGCATTAAATTAATAAGGTGATTGTCATTTATCTTTTCAGTTTTCTTAAGAGTTTTAACACCCTTTAGTACTTCCTGTAATTTTATTTTTACTACTTCATCTTTGACCTTTTCTGATAGTCCTTGGACTTCTTTTCTGATCTTTGCTACTTCTTCGTTTACTAGGTTTCGTAGTCTAGTTGTTGAATCAACAGAAGTAATGAATTCTTTAAGTATATTTTTTTGCTCCGGTAAAAGAGTTTTATAGCTAGAATTAAATTTCTCTAGTAAAATCTTATAAGTAAGCAAACGTAAATCTTTGTCGTATTTAGCGTACTCTTCTATTAAGGTATCTTTTACTGAGTCTTTATCTACTTTAGAAGAAGTTAAGTGCTCTAGTACAGTTAATTTATTATTAACTAAAAAATTTGGATCTACTAAAGTATCATTATTCTGAGCTTCTAATAAGCAGTACAGTGCAGCTAGTGGAGTATAGTCCCTTACTTGAATTGCAAAGAAATCTTCTATGTTATAGTGTTTCTTAATTTCTGATATAAGTCTATACTTCTGATCTTTTAACGTTTGTTGGCTTAACTTCCTAGAAATTTCAGTTATAGTTGAAATAACAGTTTCCGCTCTTGCTTCACTTAAGCTATTGTTTTTAAGAATATACTCATAGAGTTTAAGCTCTTTTGCTAAAGCAGTGTGACCGCTAAAGTACTTCTTTAATATACTTACTGCAGCTGATTCATTCCTTGAGAGTGTATCGGCAGCAATCTGTTTAACTAGCAGTTCGTAGATTAAACCAGTATTTTTAAATTTCGAATGTTTTATCTTCATAATATACGGTTACTATATATAAATATGGGTTAGTCTTCTAAATCTTTAAGTTGTGACTCATCTAATAGTTTAGATTCACGTTCTTTTTTGTTCTCAAAGACCATTTCCTTCTTCTCATTAAAGGAATCCTTAATTTGATGGTATATAGTTTGTGCTTTTGTTGTGTTAGTATCTTCTGTACTTTCCGAGACATTTTCATTGTCTGAGTCAAATCCTCCATGCATGCCGTGTACACCTAATCTATCTCTTCCTCCTATAGGATCTGCATTGGTACCGTATACTGATGCTTTCTCTTTAGGTCTTCCGCCTTTGGCTGCTTTCTCATCATACCCTGGAGGTACATTACCTGAACCTTTCTCTGTAGCAGTAGCTCTTCTACCGTACATAGACGCTAAATCATGAGGAGTACCGTAAGATCTACCGGATGATGCAGGATCGTTTCCTTCAGCCTCTACTTGTGCTATTCTAAAGGTTCTCTTAGCATCTTCTCTAACTAAGTCTCTCATCTCATTATACTTATCTTCTGATAAATTAAAGATATGGTCGTATATATAGTCAGTTGAGAACATTTTAGAGTCTTTCATCTGACCTGCTAAGTCAATTTTTTCTTTTAGTAATGCTACTTTTTCTTGTTCGTATATTACTGATGGGTTAGTTAACTTAATTTCGAAGTTAGTTAAGCTTTCTCCTGTGAAGCCTTGAGTATATAAATGTACTAAAGCTATCTTTGTTAATTCCGATTCTACTATCTTCTGTATTCTTTCTACTGTTCTTGCGAATCTAATATCTTCTGCCGCTAAAGTAGCTTTACCACTAAGATCCCCTTCATAGCCGAAGTATGCTTTAGGTATCTTTAAAGCAGCAAATAACTTAGCCTGTAGGTATTGTATATCGTTAGTACCATCGTATTCCAGACCTTTAGTTGTCTCTATTCTTGTTGATGCATCTCCACCTCTAACAGGAACATAGAAATCTTCCATCATGTTCTGCATATTAAACTTCAAATTGTATTGCCCAGTTTTGGAGTCTACAAATGGAGTCTTCTTCATAGTGTTGATAGTCTTTTGCATGAACTGATCTACCTCTGCTGGAGGTATAGAACCTACATTTACAAAGAAAGTTCTCTTTTCAGGTGCTCTCATGATACGGTGTATAAGCATCGCATCTTCCATTAGAGTTAACTGTTTGAATATTTTTCTAGCTGGTTCAATAAATGACCTTCCGTACGGTAGATAAGCATGATCTGATATTAATCTAAAGTGTGCTACCTCGTAGTTGTCTAAAGCTATAATTTTACTATTTTGTGATGGTATGTAGTTAGGGTCTTGAGTTGATGCTAATCCGTCAGGGTTGATAGTAAACTGTACTTCTGATGGTTTCTCTGGATCTACTCCTTCGTGTCGTGCCATATTGTATACCGTATAAGGTAGTACGTTGTACACTCCGAACTTTTCTGCGATTTCTAATTTTAAGAAGTAATCTCCATGCTTACACATTCCTCTAACCCATGACCATAGGTTAAACTCTATATTAAGTACATCGTAGAAGAGGTTATAAAGAACTCTTTGTAAGTTCTCATCTGAAGATTTAATTGCTAAAACTTCACCCATATCGTTTTTAAGTGTAGCTTCGTCTGCTAATATGTCTAATGCTGATGCTATGATAGGATCGGTGTCCATTGCTTCATAATCGGAATATAGCTGTACTCTTAATGTTTGGTAATTTAATACGGGATTAAATATATTCTTATTATTGTGAATATGTAATCTTGAAAATCTATCGATCAGAGAGTTGGTTTCAAAGTTACCTGTTGTCTGTATCTGATTTATATCAGCTACCTTAAGCTCTCTTCCTCCGATGTTTCTAATAATTACATCAGAAGAGAAAAGTCTCTGTAGTCTTGGAAATAGTGATTTATCTGCCATTCAATGAATATTTTAATTCAGTATATATTATAAATAGCACCTTTATAATAACCAAGATATATCTTCTTGTTCACCAGTGCCGTTATCCATAAGATACGGATTATTTTGTTGTTCTCCAACTGTTTTCATGATTCCTTTGTTCTGAGCGTTTAGGTTCTGAAAAGATGATAGCTGTGCTCTAGCTAGGTCTAATCCCTGTTGTCTCATTCTTAATGCAGTATCTCTTACATATAGTGCAGTTGCACAAGAGATAAGCAAATCATCATTGTAGTTTGTCTGAGCTTGTGGTTTACCGTTCTTCCATACAAAGACTCTCATTTCACCTATTAACCTTTTTGACTGTATAGTTACTCCTTTTTCACGTATATACTCAATCATCTTAGCAATAACAAGAGGTCTAGTTCTAACGGACATAGTAAAGCCGGGTACTAGTTTATCTCTTTCAAATTTACTCATATATGATTCTACTGTTTCCGTACTGGATGTAGAACTGTAGTATAGGTTCTTATATTCACGTGCCATTATCTGTTCTATTGTAGCCCAGCCTATATTAGCATTTTCACATACTAATAGTGCATCGTTGTACTCTGATGCTATACCTACCAGTACGTTACCGAATTCCTTTGGTGATATCTTACCTTTATACTCTCCTACTTGAACTGCATTTTCTATATCAAACACATGGAATGCTGAATAATCAGCTGAGTCTCCTCTTGCGACATCTGCAACTACCATATAAGATTTAGTGAAGTCAACTCCTTCCCATATCCATAAGTTACCATCAACGCCTCTTCTTTCAAGAGGGTCTTTTAAGTACGTTTGTTCGTAAAATAACATATCATCTGGTTCGAATACAGTGTCCCCAGAAGCTAAGAAATCACAATCACACTCTTGACCTGCCATACGTGGTCCTAGGTCTCTATCTTGTTGATCTCTCCATACTTGATTCCTCTCAGGGTGTACCGTCCAAGGTAGTCTTACAGGAAGAAATGAATTTTCTCCTGATTCAGCTTTATCCCAGGTTTGGTGAAACCAGTTACCAATACCGTTAGGAGTTGATAATGCCATACACTGTCCACCGGTTGCTAAGGTTTGTTGTGCAGCTGTAAACGTTTCTTCAATGTTATCAATAAAGGCTGCTTCATCGATAAGTAGTAGTGATACTGCCTCAGATCTTGCTGCATCGGCGTTAGAAGACTTAGCTGTGATTTTAGATCCATTTTTTAGTCTTAATGATAATTTGTTTTTCTCTACTGCCGGTAGCCTTAACCATTTAGGTAGCTGATCGTACATAAACATTGTCTTAGATACTAGGTTACGTGCTGTTGCTTGTGTAGTTGCTAGTGCTAGAACGTTTTTATCTTTATGGAATAACATCAACCATAATGAGTACCCTGCAGCTAAAGTAGAGATACCTAACTGTCTAGATTTTAAAGTAATAAGAAATTGATTATCTCTAAAGAGATGTAGTACCTTACCTTGAAAAGGGTATAGGTTAAATAATATACGGCCTCTAGTAGGGTGCTGTATATAACAGTACTTCTTCATGAAGTATTCCGGATCCTTAGCACACTTGATATACTCCTGTGCTATGATCTTTTTTATGTCTTGTGCCATAACTTATTTATATTGCCTCACTCCATCTTTTTCTGATACAAGTGAGATACCTAGTGCTGTTGCCCAATCTGGATTAATATACCAGGGTGAGTCTACATTTTCTCTTTTTATAAAGAGGCTTCCACCTCTTGCTTCATTTGATCCTCTAACATGAATATAAAGGTCTTCTAGTACCGTTAAAGCATTTGTGTCAAATGGAACTAATCCACTTACTAAAGTTGTAATTTCAGAAGGTACTGCTCCTTTAAAGAAACAGTTAGGAGTTAATTCACTATCAGCTCCAAATTTTCTAGCTGCTGTATAAGCTTCTAATGCTTCATCTTGGTTAAGCTGTAATGGACCACGTCCTTCTACAGTGTATGTACTAGAAGAGGTGCTAATAAAGAAAGCTAAATTTTTTGTAGTAGTTCCTTTTTTTAATAAAGTATTAGCTACTATACCGTTATATATCTTTATTACTTCTTCTTTAATTTTACCTTTTTCAAATATCTGTAAAACTCTTTGAGGTCTTGTCCAATTTTCTACGAAAGTAGCATTACCTGCTTTTAAACTAATTCTTAACTTATTAGAATTAATAGGTTTAACTTCTTTATCTAATATAACAAGTAAATCAGTTTTAGGTTTTCCTGGAGTTCTTCCTCTTGCTTCACCTATATACTGAACTTCAACATCTTTTCCGTCATGTTTAAAGTTATAGTTTTCATCTGAGGCATTGTGGAATAAAAGAGCTACGTCTTTTTCTTGTGGATGCCCAGGAATAAAGGGGTGTAATACTCCTGATTTATGTTTTTTAGCTTCTCCCGGTTCAAATGCGTCTACTCCTTTACCTGTAGGTTTATTAATAGATGTGATACTTAATAAGTATTCACTACCATCGTACTTAACAGTAGCTAACTTGCTTACTCCTTTTTGAATTAAATCCGCTACCTTCTTAGATATAATATTAAACTCTGTTCCTTTTTTAATACTAACTGGTTCTTCTTCATCAGATGTGGGTATTAGTATAGTGTCCCTATCTGCAGTGTACATAAAGTTTTCGGAATCTTCTTTGTCTGTAACGTACTTTTCAAATGTTCCAGTAGTAGAGGGGTAGCCTGTAGCTTTACCTCCCATATTTGATTCACCTAATTTAAAGCCAAATATAGTTTCAAACAAAGACATATCGTCTTCATTATCGATATCAGGATATCCTTTTTCAGTCTTGTACGACCATTCTAATATAATCTTATCTAGTAAGTTCATTTTATTTATGCTTCTGGATCTTCTGTTGGCTCTTCAAAGTCAACTGGTTCTCCTGTTAAGTCTGCTCCACCTCCATCATCTCCGTCACCGCCTAAATCAGCAGGTAAGTCTCCATCATCTCCTCCAGTTGCTCCTCCATCTTCTCCAGGAAAGTCTCCACCGCTTCCGGCGCTACTTCCAGAGTCAGTATCTACTTCTGCTGGTTCTTCTGTTGATTTAAATGGCCCTTCTTTGTAAAGAATAGATAGTTTATCTAATGCCTGTTGGTAGTCATTAATTTTATCTATGTAGTACCTTTTACCCATTATCTGAGCTTCAAATCCTGTTCCTGTCCACTTAAGTATGTAATCTTGTCCGTTAGCTAAGTTAACTCTGAAAGAAGTAGGTCTTGGTGATATCCAATCTATACTGTCAACAAATTCTTTAAAGTCTTCTGTTTGTAGTTTAATTAAAGTAGCTTTAAGTGTAGGAAATTTCTGTACCATTGTATCAGTAGCATCCTCTAAAACTGTATCTTTAGGTGCTTCTTCATCTCCCTCTTCTTCCGGAGTTGGTTCATCTGCTTCTTTTACTAAATCTATCTTATCAAAAACACCTTTTTTACCTTTTACAGTAAAGAAGTCTTGTTTATGACTATCCGTAAATTCAGATTCAACTTCATGCTCTTCTCCTTTTCCGTTCTTATCTTTAAGTTTAACTAAATCTCCTACTGCTTCTTCCATTGAACGTCTCATTCTCATTAGTTCATACTGGTCAGGTCTTTCTGATCTAAGGTAAGTTTGTAGTTTTCTGAAGTTTGTTTTAATTAATTCAAATAAGTCTCTAGCTTTTTTATCTTTTCTAATATCTTCATTACCCACAAGCTTCTTTATATCTTGAACGATATCTGAGAAGTTACTATACAGTCCCTCGAAAGAAGGAAGTGCAATTGGTCTGTGACCTACTTCTCCTGTAGTATCGTTTACGGATATAGTTTTAAAATAGGTAGACATAGTTGAAGATACGAAATCCTTATCTGGCCATTTAGAAATACCGTACCTGTCTTCAATACTTTTACGTACTGTTGCTGGAAGCTCTTCTAGGCCTAAGGTCTTTACTTCGTTTATATTTATACCTCTTCTAATCTTTGATAATTTTACCAATGATTTTGTATCAGCTTTAGGACTCATATTCTTAATCCTCTCAATACTCTTTTCTTTATCTTCTATACGTCCTTCTACCATCTTAAAATGACTTGGTAGATTCTTTATAAAAATTTCGATATCTTCTCTATTAAAAGCTTGCATTTGCTGATTCATTACGTTTAGGTAAACTCCTCTTCCTGCGCTTTCTTTTCCTGTGTAGGACCAATATCCTTTAGTAATAACTGTATCTTGGTATTTAATATTTTTATCCACTTCAAAGCTTGGATATTCTTCTTCTGATTCTCTTAGTGTATACATATTATCCTCATCATCCCAATCTTCTTCATCGTCTTTAGAAACTTCATCATGTACATCTTGTACCATACTGTAGTCGTTCTGTCTACGTACTTCGTCCCAAGTCATATCAAATAACTTTCGAGATGCTATTTCATATTCATCATCAGTATCAATTTCTTTTCCGGATATTTCAGCGTATGCTTCTAATATAAGTTTCTCTAATTTATGCATATTATTTAGTTCTACAATGTTTAGCTCCTTTTAAGTAAGGTGTTTTACAGTTACCTTTAACATGGACTCTTCCACATTTACCGCAACAAGTTGCTTTACTCTCCTTTAAGATCTTACCGTCTTTAATTCTACTGTGTGCGATTCCATGTACATCTCCATTTCCAAAATCTACAGTAGCTTGAGTTAAAGAGTATTTAGTAACTTTTCCTCTTCTACCGTTTAGAGTTAATGTATCTCCTACTTTTACTTCATTAGTTAACTCTTTAGTTTTTGAGTATTTAACTTTAGAACCTTCTTCCATGTGTCTTTTTCCTAGTCCCTGTAATACTCTTAGATCTTGTACGTACTCATCTGTTTTGACTAATACCATACCTAAGTTAATGTCTTCACCCTCTGGGTCTTTAAATAAGGTTATTCGGGTTACTTTAGGATTAAAGGATGGATCTTTGTCTTTAAAGTTATTGTTATAGTATTGTGTTTGATGCATTTGGTAATCTTCACCTTCATGCTTTAGTTTATGGTATTGAACGTGAACAAACATTGGTGCATATTGTCCCATTCTAGCTTTAATATCACTCTTGTCATGAGCATGTAAAGCTTTAATTGCAGCATCTTCACTTGCTGCTCCTTTAGGAAGTAAATCTGCAAATATCTGCTTTCCAAACATATCAGGTGAATTTTTAGCTACCATCCTTATAATATCAGCTCCTTCAAATGCATTGTCTGTGAATTCTTTTATAATTTTATTTTCAGCTATACCATCAAATTTTCTTTGTTTTAAAGCTGCCATAATAGAGTAAACAGCATCTTGTTCGGAATACCCATATCTCTTAGCCATTGCTTTGATAAATTGTGCTACTTTTTTAGAAACTTCTGGGTTTAGATTTTCATTTACTGATTCGTCATAAGCGTCGATAATGTAGGTATCCCTTAAAGCTTCTATTATTTCTAAAGCTGCTTCTTTGGGAGTTGTACCGTCTTCATTAGCCATATCAGTAACAATTTGTACGATAGCATCTAAATCTCCTCTTCCTTCTTTAATTGATTCATTATAGTCATCGTCATCCTCTCCAAAGTAGAACCCTAAGTTCTCTAATTCATCATTACTAAATTCATCACCTAATTTTTCTTGGAAGTCTGATATGCTACCAATCCATTCCATTATTACTTCTACACAGCCAGGATTATCTTCTATAAATTCATCAAATCCCTGTCTATATCCTAGGGCTCCAAATATCTCATCTAGGTTTCTAGCAGCAGACTCCTTTACTAACTTACCTAGGTATTTAGCTTGAGCTCCATGTCCTTTAACAGAGTTTTTTAATTGACCTACTATCTTTTTAACTTTCTTAACTTCCCCTTTATCTAACTCCTCTGGAAGTTCATTATTATCGTAGTCGTTTTCTTCTCTTCTGTAATCCTCATAATCTGTTTGATCACTTCCTTTGGCAGCGTCTAATATATCTCCTAATTCTGCATCTGCTTCCATTTCTGGATTAATTAACGTAACAGAGTTAGGTAAATCATCTCCTCTTCCAATATGAAGTTCGTAATCTTGACCTTCTTTATATCTAGAAGCTAAATAATTAACAGCTGATTCGATATTGTCTAGATCAAATCCAAAAGTAAATAGACTATCATCTGTAAATCCAGCTTCACTTAGGTGCTTAGCTTTTGCTGCAGCGAAATCTCCTTTATATAGTTGGTTAACAATCTTACGTCCTAGTGCTTCTAATTGATCTAAAGTTAATGTGTGTTGTTTTTTAAATCCTGCAAGGTATGCTTTTCCAATATCTCCATATTCTGCGGGATCTATTGCGTTTTCATTTGCACTTGTATCTACTTGTCTATCATCATAGCGAACTGCTTTACCTTTTCTAGCTTTCTCTATAGCGTTATCTATTTTGTTTAGTATATCTCCATACTTGTCAGAGATTGGTCCTCCTTGCGGTTCTGCCTCTTGCTCCATGTCTCTCATCACTTGATCTCTTTTAGCTTCAAGTTTATCTATGATTGCTTTTACTTTAGGAGAGTTACCAGATACTTTTTCCCAATTTGGGTTACGAGTAGGTTTGGTATTCTTTTTAATTTTATCTAATTTTTTCATGTCTCTGCCATGTTGATTAATCACTCTAGTTTTCATAGCCCAGTCGCTATTATCTGCTGCTTCATCCACTTCTACTGACTGATCTGCTAATTCAATATCGTTTGCTCTTAAGTCCATAACTACATCATATAAAAATGCTTCTGGATCTTCTTCTGTTTCTTGGTAAAATTCTGAGTCTTTATTATCTGAGTCATCGTACATGTCGTCGAAGTCTGTTTGATGCTTAAAAATAAAGTATATGATTGTATTCCCAGCTCCATCGTCATCTACTACATCCATTTTAACGTAAGTTGGATCAACATTTTGATCTAAGATAGCCATAGCCTTCTTATAATCATGTGATTTTACTTTTATGTAGTGGTTTTTACCTCCGTTACTTTCTTCGCTTAGAGATTTCCAGTGTTTCTGTAATTCATTGGTTAGTACGTCTACATTAATTATAGGTTCACCTGATGGTTTTGTTCCTACGTTAACTAGTACCTTGTCAAAGCTAAAATCTACTAAGTGTAGTTCGTCATTAGAGACATAAAATGAAAACTCATCGTCTCTTAATTCTCCTTTATATGTTACCTGTACTTCAAAAGAGTTAGGTTCAACTCTAATTGCTTTCATACTACCAACTTCGTCTCCTAGTGCTTTTAAGGCTTTAGCAACTGCTCTTCCAACTTCTTTAGCTAGTAGTTTAGTTTCTAATTGAGTAAACTCAATTCCTTTATCTTTATCATCTTCCTTAATTGTTGACCCTTTCGCGGTATCAATACCGGTTATTGCTGGGTCTTTCTTTAAGTCCATTGCTGCTTTTCTATCCATTTTTACAGCTTTAGTGTCTCCTGCTTTTGTAGTAATGAACATAGTTTCGCCTCCTTCTTCTATTAAGTGAAGTTTAGCTGTGAGAGACTCCTTAATGGTATTTAATTGTTGAACTGATTTAGTCGCAAATTGCATATCTAATGCTGGTGCATTATTTCTGTTGATACTCTCTAAAGCTGTTTCAACTTGTGATAGACGAGATTTTAATTCTTCGTACGTCATTATAGTGTGTTTTATTAATGTATAGCTATATAAATAAATAGATTACTCTTCCCAAATAACATTTTTAAACTTCTCAGGGGATAGACCAAAGTAATTTGTTCTCCACTTTGTTTGTTCAAAAAAATCTAAATTCAACCAGTCTTTACGTTTATTCCAAAGTTTCGTAGCAACAGAATCCCAATCTTGGTTGATTACAAATGTTTCAATTTCTAACTTTTTACTTTCTATAAGATCAAAATCAAAGGAATCCCATTCATAATGAAATACCTCAAATACACAATCTTCACTTACATAGTCAATGGATATATCTATACCCCATTTAGGTTTCATCTTAATTAACTTATAAAGCATTGGGTTATCCTCTTCTGCGATTGCTTTAAGTTGATCAAGTGCAGTAGAGTCAAAGCCTTTTCTTTCAAATAAGTCTGAATGATTAATATGAGCTCCTGTTCTTTTATCCCACAATAACCAATCATACCTCAAACAATCTTCATCTCTACGTATAACAGGTTCGTACCCATTACAGGTTAAGAATGCTTGTTCTGCTTTAGTTAAATGATAACCGTTTTGATCAAACATGTCTACAGAGTGCTTGTCCTTAAGTATTTCTATATCATGAGTTGGATCTAGAAAGTAAGCGTTCCTGTTTAACTTGCTTTGGGCTATTTTCATTTACAGTGATAGTTTAAATAACGTTGTAGAGCTTTAGCATAGTGAGTACCTTTATCCTTTAATCCGGATTTAGCTGTCTTAACTATAGAGCAAGAAAGCTTACCTAATCTCTTTTTTAAGATACCTGGTTTCACTGGGTCATGTACTCCTTCGTACATTGCCTCCAATACAAGTTCTTTTATTTTAGATTTAGTATATGGCATTTATGCTGATTTTTGAAGTATTTCTGATAGTATCTTAATTACCACTCCAAAAAGAGTTGCAAAAATTATCCAGAGTGCCTTATTAACTCCGTCTCTCCATCTCTTAAGGTCTTTAACCTCAAGCATTTTATAAGTAAACTCTTTTTCTCCTAATTCCAGTTTATTTCTAAAGACTGTGTTCACATTAGTTTTAACGATTACCCCTGTTTCCGGGTTTAATAATGTATACTTTAAATCAGACATATTTTCTTTTAGAGCTTCTACATCTTTTTGCATAATCTTTAATTCCCCGTTGGGCATATGCTTTTTAATGTGGTGTAACTCAGATAAGACTGATTCTAATAGCTGCTTCTGTGTCATAATCGTATTTAAATTGTATATAGTTAAATATAAATATATACCTTTACAGCTTACTCTTTAGATAAGTAATATATTCCTCAAATTTTTCAGTCATTTTCTTCTTTTCTTTTGTCTTATCTACTGTCCAAGCTTCTATATCTCCTTGTTCCGTAACAAAAGTTTCTTCTGAGTCCATTACATCTGCAAATTGTTGTTCTAGTTCCTTTATCCATAGGGTCAGGTTACCTTTTCGTGCATGTAGTAAGTACTCTTCATATACTCCGGTTCTTCTCATTTCTGCTTCCCATTCTATAAAGCAATTAAAACACATCTTATTAATCTTATAAATCTGCTTACTTAGGAAATAAGACATTGTGCCACTACATTTTGGACAATTAAGAGGTATCTGTACTGCTTTTTTTGCAGCATCTAATTTAGTTATGTTTTGCTTTAACCCATCTTTTACTGTCCACTTCTTACCGCCTTCTTCCCACACCTCTCCTTCAGAGTGTTTTTCATCTATACGGGTATATCCTGATTGAGCTTTAGTTTTAGAAGTATAGTCTTTTCTAACTAAATTTCTAATTCTCTCTACATCTGAATGTTTAAATTCTTTTTTTAGTTTACTATCCTTCATAACCTAACTCTTTTAATCCGTTTAAAGCTTCAGTGATATCTCCATCTTTTACTCTAAATGCGATACCTCCAGCAGCTCTCCATTGTTCTATATTAGATGGTTTATCATCAATTAAAATACTATTTTCGTTAGCATAACTCTGTTTATTAGCTGAGTATGCAAATATAACTCTAGGTTTAGGTTCTAGGTGATTCTTTACCCAAAGTTGTTTTCCTAATCTAGAACTATTATCCCTTGATGGTGATGTAAGTAGTTCAGGATTGTATCCTTTTATAAATGCCCATAGCCTTTGACCATTCGGCATCCAGTTCATTCCTGCCCAAAAACCTACTCCTACTGTCTGGTCTATAAATTTCCAAAACTCTTTCATTCCAAATATACGTTCAAAGTCTTTTGGTTTCTCTACTTTAGAAATATCCCTCATTGGGTAAAAGTCTTTACCTACAGTATTTAGTTTTTCATGAAATCTACTTTCAAAGTCTGTTAAGACTCCGTCCATATCACAGTAAAGTTTATACGGTGGTCTACTTTCTTGTTCTGGAAGCGGGTATGCTTCTAATAAGTCTACTATACTATTACTCATAACCTTTATTTTTATTTATTTATATACCTTAATATACGAAAAATACCTCAGTGAGGCAAGCTTTTCAAGGGTTATTTTTATTATTTCTTAGTCTTATGTAATGCTTTTCCTGCCTTCTTAGCCGCCTTAAATGCTTTAGAGTTACCGTGAGATGCTTTCTCACCTCGTTTTTTCTTAGCATTTATATTAGCCCATAGTCCAGGTTTTTTAGCTTCATCGGTTGGGTTCTTAATAGAGTCTTCCCAATTTCTGAATGTTATATTACCAATTGTGTAAGCTTCTTTTTCTATTTCTAGTAGTGAATCGTCTTCGTTAGTATTCTGAGTGTTTATATTAGTTAACCTTCCTTCTAAGTTCTGAGTGTGGTGAACCATTTCATGAGAAAAAGATCTCACTATATCTTTCATATGTCTACCGGAAGTAAATAATACGATTTCTTTTGCATTAGGGTCATAATGAGCTGTGCTACCGAAGAAGTTTGATGCATTTAATTCATCTTTTCTTACTGTAACTTCAGGAAGTGGCATTATATTCATACCGTTATCCACCATGTACTCTACTAATGATCCTATAAAGTCTTTTAGCTCTAACTCATTTTTTGGTTTATTATCATGACCACATTTATGACAGATGTATAAGTCATCTCCTCCATCCTCTATGTCCCAATTCCAATCGCAATTGTCACATTCAATTTTATCACCTACAATAGCTTCATTTACAAAGTAATTGTCAATAAATCCTTCAAGGTTATTTGCTAATATCTCTGACACTATCTTATCTTTAAGGTCTGTTAATATGTTAATAATTTCTTCACTAGATAACTGTTCAGGAAAGAAATCTGCTACTTTATCTAAATTACCTGATAGTATGGTATTTCTAAAATCTGTAGCTCTAATACCTGATCCAGGTGCTGCTGCATAAGCTAATCCTTTTACGTTAGGAGCATTTTTAAATGTTGTTACTCTTCTTAAATCAACGAAGTCTTTATCTCCTCTTATTCCTGTAACTGATACAAATTCTTGATCTGGGTTTGCTTGAGCGTGATCTTTTGCTGCAAACATTGGATTTGCTCCTCCATCTCTTATTTCTACATTGCCTAGGTACTTAGAGTATAAGTCCCATATAGCCATTGACTCTGCTTTTGTTATACCGTTTCTCTCACCGGCTCCAACAAACACTATAACTTTCTCTATTTTAGGTTTAGTCCCTTGTGTACCTTTAAGTAGTTCCGCTCCTGTTTCTTTATAGTTATCCTTATCGTAGATTGCTCCGCTATAAGAATTATCTAATAGAGATTTAACTACATTAAAATGACCTCTATGAGGTGGTTTATATGCTCCAGGGTATAGTGCTATCATGCTAAAAATGCTTGTAATTTAGAATCTATCTCCTGTGGAGTAGAGTGTTGTAGTTTGTCTTGAAAAAGAGGGCTATATAACATATCGGCAATATTATCTAATACCTCAGTATCTTTAAGGTTATTCTTTTCTTTACTAGCTCTGTACTTAAGTACTGCTGCTTTAAGTTTATCCTGTCCTGGACCTACTCCATTCTTTCTAAAGAACTTCAAAAATTCATTCTTGATTGCTTTATCTTCTGAGCGATTACCTTTATCCCATTGTACGCTTCCTACATGAGTAGAAAACTCTTTTTCCTCTCCATCTTCCCATTCTATTGGCTTAAAGAAAGAAGATCCTCCAATACCGTTTTCCTGATTATACTTAGTAAGATAGTCTTTTATCCCGCCAGTACCTTTTTCAGCAGCTATATTAAATGCTTGTATTGGTTTATCATACTTACCTCCAAAGTCATTAACGAATATGGACATCTTACCTTTTAACTTTTGATTAAACTCTCCTATTTTTTGGTATGCATTCCTCCAGGTGGAGAATACAGCAGTTCTAGGTACATTTCTTTCTCTTTCAAAGTTACTAATATAGGATATCATTGGATGAGAGTAAACCATGACCATATAAATATCAAAATTCATTTCAATAAGGGAAGCTAAAGTTTTATCAAACCCCACTCCTGAAGCAGTTGTATCCCATACAAAGCTAGTTTTAGATTGAGCTGCTGCTTGTACGTCTTTTGTAGTCTGTTTAGCTGCTGCTCCTAGGTTATTGTGGTACGCATGCTCTGGGTCCTCAATATATTTATCTGGGTTGAATTGTTCAAGACTATCTAATGACAATTGACGTAAGAGGTAGGTCTTTCCTGATCCTGCTCCTCCGGCCATTATTACTGCTTTTGGTCGGTCTGATCGTTCGAGTATTAAGTCTGATAGTTTGATCATTGTTTCTACTATTTATTTTTTATTCTAGTATTATTGCTTCTAGTATTATTGCTTCTAGAGCTACTAGCAGACTTTATAACTACTGTACGAGTAGGTCTTGGAATTACGTTACGGTTATTGTTACTGTTATTTATAACCGGTGGTCTATTATAAATTCTAACGTTATTATTATTAGTGTTGGTATTTCTAATTATTTTAGGTACATTATTAGGATTAGTATAAACTTTAATCTCTTTTCCATTCCCGTTTTTAATTAAGTCTATATAATATTGATTTAAATCTTTAATTACAAGGTCCTCTTTTAATGGTTTGTTATTAATAATTCTTGGTTTTGAATTTGAAACAACTATATTATTTTGTATGTTTCTCGATATAACATTATTAGAACCTCTTCTACCTCTATTATAAGCTACATTCTGTTGTCTGCCGTAAATTCCACCAAGCTGGTGCCATGCATTATGTCCATATCCATTGCCCCATCCATTCCAGTTATTCCAACCATAAGGGTTATTCCAACTATTACTACTCCAACTGTTGTTGCCCCAACTGTAAGACCATCCCATTCCGTTTCCGTATGGATATCCCCACACCCAATCATTCCACATTTGGCTTCTGTTCCACACATTAGAATATCCCCAAGTGTTAGTGCCGAATATAGAGTACTGGTTATAGCCGTATCTATTCATTCCCATAAATCGGTTCATTCTATTAAATCTCCAATCAAATGACTGTGGTTGACTTAATGCGTATTGAGCAAAATCATATCTAAAATTAAAATCGTCTCTTAGTAGTCTAGCTAGTTCAAATTCGTTTTTAATAACTTTTACATCAACATCAGATCCATCAATTGAATATGCTGGGTTGTTATTTAATGTACTTAGTTGAAACGAAGCGCAAGATGAAAATAATAGTACTGTTATCACTAATAATAAATTTTTCATATGTCTTATAGTTTTAGGGTTGTTGGGTAACTATTATAAATAGGTTCCGTATTAGGGTTCTCTAAAGAGTATAGTTTATATATCATTTTAAACAATTCAAAGTTCTCTTCAATTTCATCTATCTGTAAAACTTTCCAACCCTTACCTTGAATAACATTCTTCTGTTTTGAAGGGCCTCTTGAATTAGCCTTTAACCAAATTATACCTGTACGTTGGACCTTTACTCCTTTTGCTTCTTCTAATCCTTTAGCGTATGCAGAAAGCTGTAAGTCGAAAGATTTATGTACTGAGTTAGATGTTTTTATATCCAGTAACCATATTTCACCATGCATCTTAACTACTAAATCTGCTGTGCCTGCATATTTGTGTTCGTCTGACCATACAAAGTCTTCTGCTGATATTAGTTCAGGTTTATGTGTTCTCCAGAAATCAGCAAACTTTAATATCATTTCCCATACTATTTGAGAATACTTTGCTTTTCCGTAATCATCCATCCACGATACTTCGTTTCCTAAAACAAGTTGTTCACATGCTTCATGTACCTGTGTACCCTCTTTACCGGCTTTCCGCATAATTATATTAGCGTTATGACCTACATCTTTAATCCAAGTTTCAAAAAACTTATTTTTAGGCATATATTGAAGTATTGTAGTAACTGATGGATAGTATACTCCTTCTCCTCTCTTGTAAACTCTCCTGTCTAAGAAGTTAATCTGTTTTAAATCAGGATTAAAATCTAATCTTTTCTTTTCATTCTGTTCAAGAATGTTCATTCCTTGTTTTATCATAAGTTTAATTTTTGCAACATTATCTTCGAAAAGTCTAATTCGGTTGCGTTCTGTACTAGCTCTGTAAAAGACTTAAATCCCATTTCTGATGGGTCTTTATCAGGTAGTTCTATTAAAAATACTCTAAATCCAGCTGCTATTAATTTTTCTGCTATCCTTAAAGCTTGGGTTTGTGCATCAGTATCTAAAGCGATATAGATGTCGGTTAATTTACTTGTTAATATTCTTTTATATAGTTCGTTAGTTATACTCTTACCCAGTAGAGGTACTGCATTTCGTCGTATTGCTATTGCATCGAAGACTCCTTCACAAAGTATTATAGGTGTATTCCAGTTAATTAGGTTTTCAAAGAAGATTATGTCTTTTGAAGTTTCGGGATTCTTATACTTAAAGTAGTTGCCGTCAAAAGTTCTTGCAACAAAGAAATTGAGTGTTCCGGATGCAGAATAACTTGGTATAATAACTCGTCCTCCATATTCTCCAGTTGTACAGTATCCAATACCATATTTAATAAAATCATAGTCGGTAAGCCCTCGTTCATATAAGTAATTCTTAACTATATTAGATACATATGATGTAGGTGATGAAGTATGAAGGAGTTGAAATTCTTTAGGAAGTTCTACTATTGATAAACCTTTGTACTCTATCTCTGAACCTCTGGGAACATATTTAAGTATTTCTGCTGCTGCTGATGGAGGAGTTTTTAGTTGGGTCAATAAAGATCTTATTGATCGACCTTTGGTCTGACATACCCAGCATTCCCATGGGTTCCTACCTTCTTCGTTGGTAGCCATGTTTATTTCAAGCTTAGGTTTTCTATGATTACAGAAAGGACAGTGGAAAGCGTAATTTCCTCTTGCTCTCTTATGAGACTTACCCAATATATTTTCAATAGACCCTAGAAGGAAAGTATACTCCATATATTTTTACGTAACTATTAATCTATAATATACGAAAAATAATTCTAAATATCAACTAATTTTAATTTGTTTTGCTGATTTACCATTACGTTTGATGGTCGAATATCTAACTCGTCAGGATCAATTCCCATTTTTAAAGCCTCTTTTTCCGTAGCTTCTATCCACTCTTCCGGAATCTCACCATGATACTCTCCTAAGACTTCCATTTGTATTATACCTAATTTAGGTGCCATAACTTCTACATCTATAATAAATGCAAAGTTTTTTGATTTCTTACCTTTTAATACAACTGCATGTTCTAATTCTATTTCGTCAGTAGTAACTTTATATACCCTTCCGTTTAATAAGTAAGCTGATCCGTAATCTCCTGAGCCTAGATATTTAGCTCCTTTATCTCTTAATTGATCAGTAGCTTTTTCAAACCCTGGGTCGTAGTATAGTATTTCACCAAGTATTACTCTTGATAGTTTCATCGCTTTTAACTTTTTTCTATATTAAAATGAAAATCTACTTTAGGATAGTAGTCTCTTTCCCCAGGTTCAGTTTCATAATAGTTACTGTCCTGTTTAACCTCTAAACCTTTACCTTTAATAAATTCTAATATACTATTCCACTTTGATTCTTCAAATTCACTTTTCATTCGGAATGTTACTGATCCGTACCCTTTATCCTTTAGAGGGTCATTGTCTGGTCTTCCTCCTGCAAATTCACCCATTGTAACGTACGGGTCTCCTCCAAATTTTTGATCTATATCGTTAGCGAGTTGACTTTCCTCTTTTTTGTACTTGTCAAAATCGTTTTCTAATATTATGTCTCTTAATTTCATACTTTATAAATTTTAACCTTTAAATCTCCTGTTCCTTTAATTAAACGGTGATAGGTGTTCTTTGGTATAAATAGTTTGTTATCTGTTAAAGTCTCCGGTACCTCATTATCAAATTGAAATTTCCAGTCTGTTTTATGTAAAGTTTCTACGTACCTGTCTTCTTGATCTCGGTGCCATACTAATTCGAAAGCATCTGTATCATAGGAAAACTCTCTTATTATATGACCTACTTTATTAAGCTCTATATAGGGATTATCCATTATTAACTAGCTACGTGCTTAAGAATTGCGTAGGATGTACTTGTATATGAAGAAGCATAAAGTGTTTGAGAAGTTGTTCCGCTACCTACTGCTCCAACAAAACCTCCTGCTTCTGTATACCATACCCAAGCCCCTGCTGAGTATCCATAACTAAAGTTACTAGCTGTGATTGTTATAGAACTATAATCATTATAATTAATTCCGGATAGGTATAGTTTGAAACCGGCTGCGGAATTGGCTGAATTGATAGATGTTTGTTCAGAAGATGGAGAAGATCCTGCTTTCCATGTTACTCCTTTACATATAGAAGGACTAGAAACTCCTACGGTGCAATTCTCTCCGTGTATTATTAAGAATCTATGTTTTTTTAAAGCGCTTGAGGGGTTAATCCTAAAGCCTTGTTTTGTATTAGTTCCTCTGAATGGTATACCGTTTGATTGTACCATTCTTGTATGCACTCCAGAAGCTTGGCATGTGCTTATCGTCATACTTGCGTTACCGCTATACCCCGAGCTATTTCTTAACTTAGCTTCTGCAGATAGGTTATTAATTGCAGTGACTGTAATATCTGTTGTCGGTAAATTTACTACTCCCATATCTTAAATTTTCTACCAGTACCCACTAAAATTCTTTGATCCACCTAATGATTTCCAGTAGCGTCCGATATTACAAGACCAGTATCCCGGTTTTGATTTATCTTTCTTAGTAGCGCATTTATGTCTCGCAGCGAAGGAAGATCTTGCTCCTGGTTCGTCTATTTTAACATTAAGTCCTGTAGTACCTCCAAATGATACTTTAACTATGTTCCCTTTTTTGTTTTTAACATACACGTAGAACTTTTTAGATCCACCTCGTTTTGGTTTATTTAATGCTACATCTTTACCTTGATATTCTGCTTCTTTCAACATTGGTAGATCCAAAGGTACTTTTTTACCTTCGTATTTTCCATATTGACCTATATCTGTGGATTCAATGAGATTTAAGTCCTCTTCGTTAAGTTTGATTTTACCGTCTCTATGTGCTGTTCTAGCTTCGCTAAATAACTGTATAAAGCTATCGCTAGAGTAACGGTAGACATTCTCATGTAAAGAGAGTCCATTATCTAAATGGTATTCTAGTGAAGGTGTGCCTATTATTTCTTGGAGTCTTATCATGGTGTTACTTTATATCGAAATCTTTTCTGTAGAATTTACCAAGTACATTGTCATTAATGTAGTTGTCTCTATTCTCAAGGACCTCGTTTATAAATAGGTATTTACATTCAAAATATGTTAAGAGCTTTTTACTCGAAACGTAATGTAGAATCTTACGTTCAAAATCAAGAGGCGAGCTTTCTTTAACTAGTTTTAAAATATCCTTATGGGAACCATAGTAATCCATCCAATCAGATTCGGTTATTACTTTCTGTTTTAGTGGGGTTCTACCTCCAATACCTTTTGATTTTCTCTCTTCTTTTAAAGCTGCTAAAGCTCTTACTCCTAACCTCTTATTACGTTCGAAGTAAAGTACTTTTTTACCTAGGTACTTTTTACCTGAGGGTTTATGAAGAGTCTCGTATATAAATCCATAGGTGCCTTCAGGCATGTCTGATATTTCTGTAATTATATGACCCTTAAAGGTCCAACTGGGAACTGTTACCATCATTTTGTTAATTTAAGAATAATAATGCAGAGAAGCAACTAGATTAATACTATTGCTCTAATTGATGAGTTTATTTCTTCATTAGATGGAGATAGTGTTGCTCCATATCTTCTAGTAATGAAGGGTATGATGTTCTCTGCTACATATGGAATATACGTACTGTTAGAGTCACTATCTAAATCACCTATGAACCTGAGCATTTCAAATTTGTTATCATTTTTTAAATGGAAGGGGTGTAGGTAGCCTGTTTCTATGTGAAAGTTATTCATCTGATTAAGTAGTGTTCCGTAAAACTCTCCGAGGAGATCGGGTCTAGAGGTGTCATATACAGGAGGAACTCCAACTACAGATGAATTTAAAACAAAAGTAGGAGTTATACTATTATCTTGACATAGGTTATAAAGTACTGCTTCTTCTAACACGGTACTGATATAAGCTCTACCTAATGTTACTGGTGATGATTTTAATACTTCAGCGGATAATGCTTTTAGAAGTAATGTATTCGTATTTAAGTATGTATTGTGCGTGGATATGTATTCTGCTCTAACTACGCTGTTTGCTTTAAATCCTATTACTCCGGGGTTGTATATACTATTCATTCTACCTGTAAGTATCTCAGGTAGGCTTATTGTTAAAATATCTTTAAATGCAACGTTCCATGAACAGTTTTCTGATTCTGTATAATTAAGGAGGTTACCTTCGTGACTCTGAACTATGGTATCGGTAAATGTAGGGAAACGTTTTTTAATGAACACATCATTATCAACATGTATTACGTCGTCATCGGGGTATAGCGATAGGGTGTATCCTTTATACCCGCATAAAGATAATGGACGACTAAAAGGGTAATCATCTAAAGCTGTAGTAATACTACTGTAAGGGAAGTTATATTTCTCTATTAACTCTTTACCTTTAGTATCTGTAACTAGAATTATTTCTTGGTCTGGACCATATGTTTTTCTAATAGACTCGATACTCATGAAATGATATAGTAACGTCTGAGTGTTCTTAGTAGCGTTTAAACTATCATCAAAGTTATCTGTTGCTAATGTTTGTAGTATTTTCATATGATTCTGTTTATTCTGATCCGCTTACTGCTGTTTCTAATTCTGCTACTTTAGTCTCTAAAGAAGTAATTTTTGCTATAAGTTGCTGTATCCCAGCTGTGTTTAAAGCTACAATTGGCATCTGGTCAACAGTTAATACATCTTCAATATGTCCGATTTTAGGTTGTACATTTACCAGGTGACTAAAACTACCTGTCATTTGCTGTGCAATAAATCCATATGAATCTGTTCTTGATTCATCAGGGTTAACATTATGTTTCCATCTAAAAGATTTAGGGGTTAAGTTACCTATTAATGCTAATGGATTATCTATATCTTCTATATTATCTTTTAATCTTTCATCAGAAAGGTTAGATGTATTTGCTGTTAATGTACCCGTAACTAAGGCATTACCAAATATATTTGCTACTCCGCTTTGTGCTATTTCTCCTAAAACTACTGAGCCGTCTGCCCCACTTATCTGGACTCCGTTTAGTCCCATTTTAACTAAAGCTGTAAATGAACCGATAGTAACCGGTGTACCTAATGCAGAGTATGCTGAGAAACCTAATGTCCAAGTAAGACAAGAGTTAGCTGTTTGAACACCTGTCCTCAGAGTACCTGTTAATCTTGTGTTTACTGAGTAGGCTGTTGACTGTATCATTTTAAGTCTATAGGTTCCTGCTCCTTGATTTGTGTATGTTCTATTAATAGTCTGTTGACTAAACCCGTTACCGTGAGTAGGGT